CTGATACTTTTGATTTTTTATCTTCTTTTGCAGCTTGACTTAATTTAGCACTTGCTGTTTTGAAATTTGTTGAGAAAAGATTATTTTTCTTTTTATCAACATAAACAATATACCCATCTCCAAAATTACTACTCGATACATCGATGGCAAATAATTTATATTCTTCGAGATCATCTGCAAACATTTTGTTTAAATCAGTAAGTATTGAAGTAATGTTTGTACCAGAATAAAATCCTAAAACTTGAAAACCATGTGTATTGAAGACTTGTTTAAGAATTGTATCGAACTTTAATACTGTAACATCAGCAACTAATTTATTTATATTATTTTGTTTAAAAACTGCTTTAAACAGTTCCCATTTTGAATATGGTTCAAATTTAGATCCATATTTTGATTCTTTAATTTTTGATTTTAGTTTTTTAGTTATTGCTTTAATTTCTGATTTTTCGCTACTATCCAATGATTCAAGAATAAGATCATCATATGATTCATCGTAAACTTGAACATGTTTCAACATATCAATTGCTTCCATACTTTCTTTATATGATTTCTTTAAAAGATCTAATGCATTATTGTATGCTGCAGATGATAATGTCGTACCTGAAGGAACTCCAATACTCATAGCATCTTTAGGTTTTGCTGTTGGTGTTTCATTAAGTCCACCTGGGATTGGAATACTTTGCTCATCTTTTGGTTTTGCATTTGGTGTTTCTTTTAATCCACCTGGAACAGGAATGCTTATATCGTGCGCTCCAGTCGCATCTTTATCAATATCCATTGTTGGGTTAGTTGCAGGATTTTTAGTACTAAATTCAGCATCTTCCATATTAATTTCTAAATCCATTAAATCATCCATGTCTGTTGACTCATCAAACAGAGCATCTAAATTAAAAAGACCATTCATAGTTTGTAATCTCCTTTACTATATAAAGATAAATTTATATTATCATTAAAGTTTCTTTACAATTACAGAGCATCTAAATTAAAAAGACCATTCATAGTTTGTAATCTCCTTTACTATATAAAGATAAATTTATATTATCATTAAAGTTTCTTTACAATTACTCATTTAAATTGTATATTACACTAACTAAATTATTTATATATTCTGGACACACAGTAATTATCATCCTATAAGTTTTTTTGTAATTAGGTTGTAATATGTGAAGTATTCTTTTTTCCCAATCAACATAAAATAATTCTTTACTAATAACTTGACCATTTTCACGAAATTGAATATTAATGAAATTTTCAATTGGTTTATTTATTCTTAAATGATAATCTATAGCAGTATTTAAAGAATCATTTAATATTGATGATATATCAATTGTATTTTCATTTTCTTCTAGTTTAAATATTGGCCAACTTAAAATAGTCCATCCCATTGGAATTGTAAAATCTTTAATATTAATTACATCTGTAAATATTGTATGAATTGTATTATCTGACGTATCAGGTACTGTTACCAAAGTTTTAAATTCTGGATGGGTTATTTTTAAAAAACCAATAGTATTAAAATCACATCTAATTGTAAATGTTATATTATAATTATGAACTGTTTGTCCACTTCGTTGACCCTGATCCATTTGTACATCTTGAAATGTTACATCTATATTTGTTAAATAGTGCCACAAAAAATCATCAGTATTGGATCCACCTCTGAGTTTATATGTGATAGTACCATTCCATATTGTATTCATGTAAGTTAAGAAATCATATACAGATCCTTTACCATCTTTTATTGGAATTTTGGACAAACCTGATATTACAGAACACATGTGTTTAGGTATACATAATTCTAGCGGAGTTGCAATACTTTGTGTATGTCCAATTGGAAACATGTTATAAATATAATTAGTTGTGTTTAATTGTTCACCATAAGTATCAAACGTACACACAACATCAACATACATAACCATTCTATTATAATTTCCATGTATATAAATATTTTTTCTTTTATCCTCTGCCAATGATATTAATGATCCATCTCCCCAATAGGAATGTGTATTTGTCATTCTATCATTAAATGGAGTATGACCTAAAAAACGATTTTCATCCTGACCAAAAACTACTCTAGGAGATAATAACATAATTGGAGCTTCTTTTTTACTTAATTTATTGGGAGTGTGTTTTAGTTGTCTGGCTGCTATTTGTGTAGCTGGTAATACGGTTTTAAAATAATCAATAGGAAATAAATCAATAAGAAATTTTTCTATTATACCTAAAACATTACCATATGTATGCGTAATTGATGTAACACAAATAGTTCCAGTATTATTAATATGATATCCATATTCAGCGTTAGGATTTCTTTCATATTGAACTCCTGCTAAATGGATATTTGGATCTCCCAGTGTTGAATTCCCAACATATTCATTTGGTAGTGGCATCTATTATTTCCTCCTTTCTTCTCGTTTTTTAAATATTGTGATTAATCGTTTTAATTTAATATTATTATATACTTGAATTATTGGTTGATGAAATTCATACACATTTTTCATATTATTTGCACGTATTACAGCTAACCATAACTCTGTTGTGTTGTAGTAATCATAACTAAATGTTTTTGGTTTATAAAAATATCTATCTTCCCATTTATTCCAAACTTTTGGATCATCTTTATTTTGTTCTTTCCAATAATATTCCAAATTAATTGTTTCTTTAATTCTATCTAATTCTAATTTATATTTTAAAAAGAAATCATTAAATGGGATTCTGAAACAATTAGATGAATCATCACTATCTGATATTAGTGCTGTTTCATATAATCGTTTCATATTTATAACCGCATTATGTCCACTAATGATACTCATTGATATTTCAGCTGTGTTACTCAACATGTTCACCTCCTAATTATTAGTATGCTTTATACTAATAAAAAAATATAAATTAATCAGTGTGCTCTCCGCCTCCAGGTAAATATTTATTCTCCGAGGCATCCTTATTGTAACCTCTGATAGCATCTTCAGTCCCAAATACTCTAAATTCTGTGTTAGGATTGCCTTCATAGCATTTTAATATAAATTTTTCACCTTCTGGTGATTTTGATGATTTGCTATATTGTTTTAATGGAGCTCTTCCAACATATCTAGTCTCTAAATAATTCTGTGTACCAATTTGTTTATTCAAAGTTAATTTAGTTTCATCATCATTAAGAAAAATAGTTTCATCAATATTTTCTTTTTGTTGTTTTGCTGTTTCAAATGGAATTAACGGCATCAATGATGTCGAATGAATCTTATATACTCCAATTTCGTTAAATCTATAATCTTTAGCTGCTCTACACCATGATTCTTCACATACACGAGAAACTGGTAATATCTGACTTATCATAATATAAATCAATCCTTTATATAAAATTATTATTAAATGTTAAATATAGATAGCTCTCAATATTGAGAGCTATCTATGATAATATTCTATCCTTTTGTAATTTGGTTTTGTACAAATTTATCACGTTTCATACCTGGAATTGATTTCACAATCATATCTGAAATTGATTGTGCAACTTGCATGCCTCTCAATATATTAGCTGATGCTTTTGAGAATTCATTATAGAATTTTAATACACGTCTTCTATGAGTATCTGGATCTAAATTAAAGTGAGTATCGGTATTAGCTTTTGTTCTAACATATCCATTTCCAAGTGAAGATCCTTGTGTAATTCCACTTGTTTTATTATCGGCCTCACTCTTATTCTTAGTTCCTCTATAATTATATTTATTTTCAGAATTATCTTTTTGATTACTCACAAGAACTTTATGAAGAGCTTTAATTACTCCTTCAAAATCTGTAACACTTGTTATTCTAAATGGATATTGTGTATTCTGGTTGCTATATTTTAATACTTCTTCATGAATTTTGTTAGCTAAATCTTTTGAACCAAACAATCTAAGTATTGTGCCTTTGAACATATCTGATGTACCTTTACCGTTATTAGAATTTAACATATCAAATGTATGTTTAAATGTGTCTAATGAGATAAGTGGAGTATTAGATTTTTTTGTGATAAATACATAAGTAATATTTTTAAAGTTAACCGAAGCTTTCAATACTTCAGCAAAATCACTTTTTAGTTCTTTTGCTTCAACTGCTTGTTCAATCATAGAGGTTATTTTTGATATTTGATATGACACTTTATATCCACCTGTTGAACTATTTGATGAAATACCAAGAGCATTTAATGTTAATGGACTATTTGCATTTAATTTTTCAAATGTTGGTTTTATATTTTGATTTAGATTAAATATCCATTTCACAAATCTTACTGTTCCACTAGCAGTTCCAGCAATTGCTTTACCATCACCACTTAATGCAGCTGATCCAATAGCTTTAGCTACTCTTTTACCGGTTGATTCTTCACCATCTGCTTCTACAAATAATAAATCATCAAGATTGAAATTTAACATAGATTCTCCAAGTTCTTGTGCAAGTTCTTCTTCTTTTCTTTTTTCTTCAGGAGTTTTTTCTGCTTGACCAGCTTTAATCATAACTTCAGGTTTATTATTAGTAGAATCATTATTTGATGATTTTGCTGATGCATTTGTTCCTTCATCTATTATTACAGTAGCTTCTTCTCTCATTTTTTTCTGAAAAGGTGATGTGATGAATTTCCAAAATCCTTGGAGCCATTTTAAAATCCATTTGAAAAATTTTTCAATAAAACCTTTAATATTTTCAAACCAAGAATTTGATTTTTCTTCAGCTTCTGTTATTAATCTATTCAATCTATCATCATCTAATGATTCCATTAATAAATCATTTGGTGTTGTAAAATTTTCTCTAATATATAATTGATTATTTATGTATGCTTCCATATAATCTATTTCTGAACATTCTTTTTGTAATTCAAATATTTCATCTCCATATGGAAATATTTGAATATCATTAAATAAATCTGCATAAGTTTTTGCCATTTATAAACAACTCCTTCTATTTATGTATTCCAAATAAATGACTCAATAAGATCTTCTATTTCTAATCCATAATTAAATAATGATAATAAATTATTATTTAATATAGATAATCTTTTTAAATTAATATTCACACTATCAACATTTGTAGAAATTCCATTAAAATCTGTAAAAATTTTTTGTGATTTAATATATTCCTTAGGAATTTTTAAAAGTTTTGCAATATCCATTTTAATTGATTTATTATCATCTAATTTAATATTAGAACTATAGATAGTTTTCATATGTTTAGTAATATCATCTATTGATTTATTAGCATTACCCATTAATTTATCAATTGAATAATATAAATCTGTTCCATATTTTTTATAATCCATTTTAAGCTCTATATATTTTTTATTAGCATACCATTTCTTTCTATTTGCATCTTCTAATTTATAACCGATTCTCATTGAAATTAAATTCATTAATAACATTGATGCTATATATGAATAATAATTATCATTTTTTAATTTACCTTTAATTTTATTATCTTTAAATTTAAAGCAAAAATACTTCATAATTTTATCAGGTATTATAAAATTATCTGTAAAAGGTTTAAATAAATCTATATAATTTTCAATTGATAGTATTGGATTATCCAATGTAATATTATGAGGATCAATATAAAATATAATAGTTCTTTTATTAAAATCATTTTTTAATAAATCTATAAAAATTTTACAAATTTTTTCAATATTTTCAGTATCATCATTTTTTAAAAATTTATCTATATCACCTTTTTGTACATATGATGCAATAATATATTTTTTATCTAAAAATACCTTTAAATTATTAAATTTATTAATAATTTTTTTATAATTTTTAATAAAATCTCTAGGATGTAGAGATTCATGTAAATTAACTTCACGAAATCTTCGTTTATTTTCATCATTCATATTTAAATTATATTTTGTAAATGGATCAGTTGCTTCCACTGTTAATCCATCATCTATTTTATTTTTTACTTTATTCATTAAATCTTTTCCAATATTTTTTCCAGCATCTAATAAATCTTTAGCAACCTTCTCAGCTTCAGCTTTAGCTCTACCTTCTAATGTTGGATTAAAATGTCTTTCAATAAAATTAATTAATGATCCTAAAGCCTTATGAATCATTTTTAAAATACCTATAAAAAAATTATATATTTTAGTCCAAATATTGGATGCTATGGTTTTAATTTTATCAGATATTCCTTCCAATATAATATCATTTTGTATAACATCAAAATTATTAAAATTTTCTCTCAAGTATAATTGATTCTCTATATACGATTCCATTAATTCCAATTCATATGATTCTTTTTTAATTTCCATGAATTCTTTTGAATATGGTAATGTTTGCAGTTCTAATACTAATTCATTATAAGTCATTATTATATTCATCCTTTACTATATAAGATAATAAGTCATTATTATAAGAATGGTAAAAATATTAATATACAATCTACCATTATAATGGTAGATTGTATATTGATTATTATATATTTTATATATTTATTTACCTTTAATTATATATTTATTTACATGAATTATTAATTTCTCTAGCCATATTTAGAAGTATATTTGATATATTTTCAGCTGTATAAATAAGTGTCATAATATTAGAATTTATTTCATAATATTTTTTTATATAAATAGCATATGTTTTTGAACCTTTAGACTCTTCTAAAAATGTATCCCTTGCTTTATAGTCTATCCCTATAGCATTACATGCTTTTTTAAAAATTTTTTTACCAATTTGCATATAATCTGTATCATTAATATCATTATTAATTACTATATCTTCTTTATATTTCTTCATATATTCACCAAGAATTTTTTCAACATTTTTAAATGAATTATTAAAGTTTTCTTTAAATTTTGTTGATATTTCATACACTTTATCACCACTTTTTTCTAAATTAACTTCAAATATAGTAGGATATTTCGGATCATCAATTTTATATTTACCTAATATAATCTTATTAAAAGAATCTATCAATACTACTGACAGCATAGCACCAATTGATCCAGCTCCCACTATCATTAAATTATCTAAAGTAACAAATTTAGATTTAATATTAATTAAATATGTAATAAAAGTAATAACAGATGATAACATCAAACCATTTTCAATTTGACCAAAAACTCCTTTTGGTCCAGTAGTCAATTTATTAAATTTTTCATGAGTGTTAGATAACATATTACAAAAATCATCAATACTTATTATTGGAAAATTAAAATTATTATCACCAAAATCAAATACAACTTTTATTGGTATAATATCACAAATATCAATAAATTTTTTCAATTTATCAACAATATATTTTGGAGATTCAATATCTTTAATTAAATAAAATTCTCTAATTGATATCCAATTATTATTACTCTCATTTACAACATATACATCTTTTATCATATTAAACATTTTTGTTAATTGTTTATTATTTTTTTCTTTTAAAATATCATGATCAAATTTATATTGAGCTTTAAGATATGCTGCTTTAAAAGCTGATAGTATAGTAGGATTTAACATATTATCTGATTCAGTATACACAACACTTTCATTTTTATTGGAAGATTTAGCTGATAATGTATTAGTTAAATTATTTTTACATTTAGTAAAAGTTTCTTTATTAAATCTTTTTCTAAACCATTTTACAATAGCACCTGCAGCTCTTCCAATCATATCCAATAAATTCATAAATAAATCCCATATTTTTTTACCAATATTAGTAATTTTAGTTCCAATACTATTCATTATTTTTTTAATAGTACTTTCATTTGCTGCTTCTAACATATAATCTACATTTACATTATCATCAAAATTTTCTGATAAATACTGTTGATTTTCAATATATGATTCTAATACTGATAATTCTGCACATTCTTTTTCTAAATTAAACATATCTTTACTATATGGCATGGATACTATTTCTTTCATTAATTCACCATATGTTTGTGACATAATTTAAATAACTCCTTTATTATTATTTAAATAAATTATATATTAACAAATTCTAATTCATCTATTATTTTTCTAAACAACAGTACTCTTCATATTTTTTTCAACAATAGATAAATATTTCTCAATTGATAATATTTTAAAATCAGGATTATCTATTTCTTTTTTCAACAATAGATAAATATTTCTCAATTGATAATATTTTAAAATCAGGATTATCTATTTCAAATGTTAATTTACATATATCAGATTTTAATATACTTATAAATAGTTTTGCATAATTGATTACATCTTGTTCACTTTTTGAAGATTCTTCTAAATTAAAGAAATCTTTTAAATTGACATTTGTACTAGTATCACCTAAAGTTATTTTCATATCATTGAATATATTTTTCAACGATCCTGGAGAATTTTTAAATTTAGTTGTAAAACTTTTTGATGCATTTATATATGATTTAATAAATGCTTGTAATACTTTATTTTTAGTGTTCTCTTTTTCCTCGGTAAACACATTATCAGTACTTTCATTATATGTAATAGCTTTTGATAATAAATTTGATGCTTTAATTATTTTATCTTTTTTAAATTTCTTACTAAACCAAGTTTGAATTGTAACAAAAACTCGATTCATCATTCCTAATAATTTCATAAATAAATTCCATACTTTTTTTGCAACATTGGCACTTGTTTCTTTTATGTTGTTAATTAATGATGATAATTTAGTATCACTAACTTTTTCTAACATATAATCTACAGGAGAATTTTAATGAAAATTCTCCTGTAGATAAATTTGGTTATTTAAATACTTCTCCATAATTTGTAACTCAGCAGATTCTTTTTCAATTTGAAACATATCATTAGAATATGGAATTGATAATATTTCTAACCTGAGATCATTGTATGTTTTCATTATTATTTCCACCATCACTTTCATTATTATTTTCAGATGATTGTATAATTTTATCAATCATATTTTCAACAGTTTTTATATCTTTCTGAATATAAACTGTTAACTGACTTGTTGTTTTACAAATATTTGTGATATAGACTAATACTTTATTAATTTTTTTCTGAACATCTTCTGGCAATTCAGCAAAATGTTGATATGCTTGTTGTGATATCTTAGCACCTATATCATTATTCAGTTTTTTCAATTCATCCTTAACTGTAGATAAGTCAGTATTTAATTGGTTCATTGCATCTAAATAATATGCATATGTTGTTACTTTTCCTTGATAACTTATTTTGATTAAATCTTTAGATTTATTTTCAGGCTTCTTTAAATATATAGATTTATTTCCTTCCAATTTCATATTAATTTTTGTTTTTGTAAAGGTTATTCTTTTCATTTTTTCATTTAAATCTTCCAATGTTGGTATAATACCTTTATTCTTTAATTCTTCAGGATTGCCTTTAATTTTTTTAGAACTAACTATACGATCTTTATATGCTTGTTTATGTCCAAGTAATGCTTGATAATTTAATACTTTTGTATCTTCCCAAAACACTTTTTTTGTTATTTGCCAAATTTCATCTTTTTGTAATAATTCTGCAGTTTGTTTAAATCTTGTTAAATAATTCATAAAGTTAGATTTATATAATTCTTCTATATCTTTATGTGTAATATATAACATGATGTCTCCCGATAAGTTGGCAATTACAGAATCTGATACAGATTTTAATTTATCCAAACAATTATTGATAGTTCGTGGAATTGATGTGATACTATCTAAGATAAATGAAATTGTTGACGCTATAAAATGAATACAGTTAAATGCTAAATTGTATAAATGTTTATAAAGTTTTCCTAAAGATCTTGCGACTTTGTTAGCAGCTGTAAAAGCTGTTTTTGTAGTAGAAACTGTACTATCGTAATTATTTTTCCAAGCATCTTTTAATGTATCTCCAAGATTATTATTGTTTACAGCACCTTCGAACAGATAAGCTTCCTCATATATATAATTATCAAAATTTTCTATAAGATTATAAACTTCTTGAAATCTCTTTGAATTAGTATCAATGTCATAATCATCAATATTTCTAATTGTAAAATTCATTCATAATCATCAATATTTCTAATTGTAAAATTCATATTGGAATCTCACTTCCTATAAATAAACTAATAAAACAATATTATAGATTTGGTGAAATAGAAAAATATAATTTGCAGAGGTTACATAACCTCTGCAAATTATAATATTATAATAATTATATAAATTCATTCATTTTTTTAGAAAATTCATCATATGTTTTATTAATAGTATTTGATAATTTATATAGTTCATTTACAATACTTGCTGAAATATTATATAATGTCATTATATTAATTCCAATTTCACTATATTTTTTAATATATTCATAATTCTTACTCTTCGTAAAAAGTATTTCTTTCCAATCAACATTTTTAGTTGGACCATTAATTGTTACTGCAACTGGTGCATTTTTACCTAAATAGTTTAAAACTGTCCAGACTGCTGTTCCACTATTTTTAATACTATTGATGAGTTTTGTAAAATTTCCATTATCTTTACTGAAATAAGTATTTGTACTATTATTGGCAAAATCTTTTTCATGTACATCAGCAAACAATGATAATTCTTTTAAAATTTGTTCAAATGTCATATTAAAATTTTTACTTATTTTCATTGATTTGTTATATATTTTAGATCCATCATTAAAAATATCTATGGTTAATCTGTTAATAGATTTATTTTCTTTATTAAGCCATTTACCAATTACATCGATTATAATTATAGATGCAAAGACACCAAGATACCAATATGCAAAAGACTTTATAGATGCCATTAAACCAAGCGCTTTGAATACTGTATACATTTTATATCCTGCAAATCCTGTACCAAAAATACTAGCACTCTGTTTCAATAACCAAGTTAAAGATTTCGGAACATTAAAACAATTATTTGATAATTTATATAATGATTCTTCATAATCATCTATACTCATTAATGGAAATTTATCAGAATTTTGTACTTCAAATATAACATATAATTTCTCATTATTTATTATATTCAAAAATTTTTTTGCTAAGTTAATTTTATCTTGATAATTAGTTACATTAACATTGAAGAATTTTTTAATATTTCCTGATTCATAATTAATTGATTCAACTGTTTGATTGGCATCATCTGTAATTTTGGCAGATTGCACATATATATTCATTGTATCCAATATATTTTTTAAATCAGCAGTATTTAATTTATGAATAATATTATCATTAAATATTTTAGCTGATTTTTGATAAGATTCTGTAAATACATCTAAAACTTTAGAGTATAAAGCTGATGTTTTATTTTTATCTTTATTAGTATTTTTATTATTTTTATCTTCATTTTTATTAGTATTTTCTGTATCCTTCTCAATATATAATGTATCAACACTTTCTTTTATGTTTGTATTATTAGATGATTTTGAAGTTATCTCTTTTAATATAGATGCAGTTTTTTTAAATGTGAATTTATTATATATATCTTTTACCCATTTAATAACTGAACTAATTAAGCTCGTTATCATATCCATAACTCTAATGAAAAATTTCCACACTTTTTCACCAACGTTAGTAGCTAACTCTTTTGCTCTTTTAAATACTGATGATAATTTTCCATCATCAACCTTTTCAAGCATATAATCAACATATACATTCTCATTAAAATTTTCTCTGATATAAAGTTGATTTTCTATATATTTTTCCATAATCATTAATTCAGCTGAGTCTTTCTCAATCTCAAACACATCTTTAGAATATGAAATAGCATTAAATTCTTTCATTAATTCACCATATGTTTGTGCCATAATTTAAACAACTCCTTTATTATTTAACTATAAAATTAGTATAATTATTAAATTTGTTTGGACAAAATACGTATATTTTAAAAATTCTATATAATTTAAAGTGAAAGGTTTTTAAATATTATGATTACTAATGATCAATATATAGCATTTAATAAATTAAATAAATGGTATGATAAATGTAATCATCAAATAATAGAATTATCTGGAACTATTAATACTGGAATAAATGAAGTAGTAAATGAATTTATTAAATATCATGAATTTAAACCATATGAAATTTTATACTTATCTAAGAATCAGAAACAAGTTCTAGATATAGCTTCCACTGGAAGCCATTGTTATTTTTTTGATAGTTTTTTGTATAAATATGAACGTATCGTAGACTTAGATACTATGCCTATTATGAATCCCAAGTATAATCATGTTAGTTATGTATATAGAAAAAAGATTCGAAAACATTCATCAATTCAATACATGTTAGTTATGTATATAGAAAAAAGATTCGAAAACATTCATCAATTCAATACAAGTTGATTATTATAAAAGATTCTTCATTATTAACACAAGAAGATGTTAATTGTCTTACTATATATAATATTCCAATTATCTTAATAAGAGATCCATTTTTAATACCAATACAAAATTCATATATTCATAATCATATTCCTAATATTGAACTTCATGAAAGTAATTCTGAATTATTACAAAATCCTATCATATTTTTTATTAATCAAATTTTAAATGATAAAAAATTAATTATAGGAAATTATAATCAATTATCTATTACTAGTAAAAAAGATATGAATATATATAATTTGAAAGCATCTGATATGATTATTACATTATCAAATCAATTAAGAGATTTGATAAATAATATATATAGAGAAAAAATACTAAAAGTTTCTACTAGTAAAAATATTATAGGAGAAAAATTAATATTAACAAATTCTCTATATAATGAAGTATTATCAAATAAAAATGAAAAACGTGTTAAAATATATTTACATAAAGGATTAGTTGGAAATATTACTAGATGTATGAATCATGGAATTAACACAAAATATCTTAATATTGACTTTAGACCAGAATTTTATTATGATGTATTTGAAGATATTTATATAGATAGATTTTATTTAAACAATATTAATTCAGTAATATCGAAACAAGATATTCCTGATTATTGTTTAAATGTTGAATATGCATATTCACTAACACCAATATTATCTAGATATTCATATTGGGATAAAGTTACATTAATTAATGATGATATAACAGATAATATGTTTAAAAAAATATTATTATATTCTGCAATGACGAGAGCAAAAAAATTACTCAACATCATCATGTGATTCTTCAACCTCATGATCTGTTTGTGTTTTCTTCAATGCAAACTGATGGACTGATTTTGCCCATCTAATACCATCTAATGTTATTTTATGGAAAGCTCGCACAAGACGATATTTCCATTTACCATATTTTTCTTGTTTATTTTCATCATCAAATATTAATGTAAATACTTTATTTGGTGTAAAAGCTCGGATATCTAAATTCATTGCAGCAATTTCAACAACAATTTCATTTTCTTCCATTCGAGTTTCCAATATACTACCTAAATATTTATTGTCTCCCTGTTTCATGTACATAACACGTTTATTGCGTTTATCAGTATATGATTGGTCTGCTTTAATTTCTTGAAGATCTGTACCATTTATCGTTACCATTGTTAAATCACTACCCATACTATTATTATTAATTATGGATGGTTTATTAACATGAAAATCTTTTTCTTCAATTTGGATATAATTTATTTTTTCATTAGTTCTTCGAAGCATTCCATTTTCTGAAGAAGCATATGCATGATTATTGATCAATATTGTAGTTTCAATCCATTCATCTTCTTGTTTAGCTGACATTTCACCATTTGTATTTAATATATACAAAGTATCGATATCATAATAGATCATAGCTCCTGTTTTGTAAAAACCATAATAATTTTCCAAATAAGCAAGAGCTTCATATATTGGATGTGCTGGAACTAATAATTCGTTATAAACTTCATCATTTTCAAATGGACTCATAATAACTTTTTTATGTTGAGTTTTCGTTAATAAATGAGCAACTATTTGTTGTAATGTATCTTTTGTGTAGACTTCATTAACCATTGTATTTGATGGATTTAGTAATTCTAAATTGAATAAATAAATATCAAGATAATTTTCGAATTCGCCATAGTTTTCTGTTGCAATATCTTCATTGATGTTATCATTACCTCGTTCATCTAATACTGTGCTAACATTAGACATTTCATTATCATAAGCTTCTTCATCATCATTAAAGAAAACTCCGAATTCTAAATTAAATATATCCTCTTGATCTAAAATTATATTTTCATTTTCATTACTACTGGAATCTGCAGAATCTAAACCAATCATAACTAATTCTATTTTACATATAACTTTACGTTTATTTTTAATTAACCATAATTTTTTACGTCTATCTATACGTATAATAAGTTTTAACATAGATCTTATATTAGAATCATAATCATCAAATTTGGTAAGTGAAATAATATCAGTACTATTTACTTGAATTTCTTCATCTTCCAATACAAATGATAAGGTAGGTATTTGGTATTTACAAAGATAATCTATAACATCAATTTCATCTTTTTCATTTGCCATTTTAAATTTCACACTCCATATAATTAAAATTAAATATTTTATATTGAAAGGATGTTTGTAATAATGAGTCGAATTATTAAAATGAGTGATAAAATAAAATTAAGTGATAAAAAAGGTATTGGAGGCTTAAGAGGTGAACTTAGTTTTGGAATTGGACGACATCAGATAAAATATACCAATCCATTTGGTGTTGAATCATATAGAAGTGAGTTTGAAAGAGAAATATATAAAAGTTCAAACATCATAACTATTGGGGCTTATCAATTTATATTTGATAAATTATTTAATATTGCTTTGGATGCAGAATCTCCTCTAAGAATTGGAGATCTCAATGACGAAGCACCTCAGATGAAAATCGGTGTTCCCAAAGCAGAATACAAGTCACCCTATTATGATACAGAAACTAGTATAAGTGATTCATCATTAGTTATTAATAGTGGAATTAATATTTCAGCAATGAATTATATATTTGGATTTATGGTTGGTTCTGGAGGAGCCAGAGAAGATAATATTACAGCAATTACTCCTTCATATAAAAAAAGAAATCTTTATAATCCAATACCATTTAGAATGACGAGAGATACTTCTGAAATTCCAACTGGACAATACTATGGAAAATTAGTTTCATATAATGAATCCAATTCAGTATATCCTGTAACATCATATTATGTTAAAAAATTTGATAATCCTTCTCCTCATATTGTACATGCTTGGGTAACTGACAATACTGAAGAATTAGTTCCTGTAGATGATACTGTATTTACCAATACAACATCAGATGCAATTGAATCATATGTTGAAATCAATATGTCATTATCAAGTGAAGATTGTAGAGAATATTTTGATTCTATTAACACAACTCCAAGAGTTAATGAATTTGGATTAGTGACAGGTTGGTACAACTCTGAAAAAGATGAATATGAGTCATTGCGGTTATTCTCATTATATACAAGACCATCATTAACATTGATTACAGGTGATAAAATTGAAATGATTTATAGATTATATTCTAGATAATAATATTTAATTTAATATAAATGAGGATTAATCCTCATTTATATTAAATTTATTTATCATCATTATCTTCATAATCTTTTTTAAATTCTTTTATTAATTTTTTATCTATAAATATTTCATATCCTAGATTTTCTAAATCTTTAATTAATTTTTTCTTTTTAATTATATATTTAGAATATAATAGGTCAGATAAATCAATAGTATTGAATATATTTAATTTAATTAATATCTTTTTTAAATCTTTATATTTAATATTTTTATAATTATAATTTTCTTTATAATTAATATTATATGACAAAGATATATATTTCCATGTATTTCCACTTTTCACGCTTTTTATTTTACTATAAGAAATATTAGTTAATTTAGTAATTAATTTCATAGGAATTTTTTGTTCTAATAATTGACATACTAAATTTATTTCATCATTTGTATAAATACTATTATGATGATCCTCTCCATATTTAGATTTAATCAATCCTAATCTAAATGCTTCTTTTATATTATGAGATTGATCACACCATTCTAAATTTTCAACTCTGTTGTCATATTTTATACCATTTATGTGATTTATTTGAGTTTTATGTTCTGGATCGTCATTTGGTATAAAAGCTAAAGCCACTAATACATGAATAAATTTATGCATCATTTTTTTATCAACATAAAGAATTACTCGTAAATATCCTTTATTTATATTATCTGGAATTAATATATTACCTCTTTTCTTATTTCTTACTAATCCTGTATTAGATACTTCATAATAAGTTAAAATTCCATTAATTATAATATCTTTCCAAATAATATTATTATCTAAATCTTTAATCACAATAATCTTCTCCTCATTAATATTTTATAATATATTATAAATATAATATATTATTATTATTTTTTTAATTAGAAATCATAATTAATATTGTAAAAAATTGGTACAACTCTGAAAAAGATGAATATGAGTCATTGCGGTTATTCTCATTATATACAAGACCATCATTAACATTGATTACAGGTGATAAAATTAAAATGATCTATAGATTATATTCTAGATAATTTTTTATTATTTATGATAATGGGGAACTTCAAAAGTTCCCCATTATCAATATTTATCGTAATTTACCAAAATGTAAATACTACTGAATTTTTAATAAATATCTGAAATTGGAATTTTTTATTTATTTAGGAAGGAATGATGTGGTTATGTCGAATAAACGACATATTTATCAGTATGTGAATATACTGATAATGCTTACAATTGGAATTTCGTTATTATTTTTAAATCAGTTTACGAATAGTAAATTAAAAGAACTAGAAATATCTAGTAAAGAAGCAATGATGCTAAATGATAATTTAATGTTATCGAATCGAGAAGAATTATCAAAATATTTAAAAAATTATAGACCAGAAGCATACAAAAGAATTGAAATATATGATGATAAATTCAATTCAGTATTTTCTATTATATTGGATAATTCTGATCCAACAATGAATATCAAAGATCATCCAGAATTAATGAAACAATTACAAACACTAGAAGAAGGACAAACGACATTTGAACACAATAATTATGAAGCAAATATTTATTTTAAATGGAATATTGATGATAATGGAAAATTATTATATATGATTTATAGTAGAAGATCAATAATAAAATATTTATGGCTATTCAATTTCATCTGCGGTGGAGTAATGTGTCTTGTGTTTGTATCTTTTTTATTAAACCATTTTTTCATATATAAATTGAGTATTAAATGTTATTCATTGATTCGAACAGAAACGGAAAATACTTCATCTCGATATTGAGTTGACTAATTAAACTTGAAAATACTACATATAAAAAGAGGTGACTTATACATCATGGAGTATTTGGCCCAAATAATTTTAGCTATCATTGCTGCTATTACAACAATTCTAACTGTATTGCTCCAAAGAAAACAAGATGATATCACAGATAAAATAGAGAAGAGTAATAACATATTGAAACATAAACAAGACGTTGAAAACCAAATAGCTTTAATTGCATTAAAACATCAATCTGTTATTGATAAAATATTATTGTATATTTTGGATATTGATATAAATATATCTAAAAAATTAGAAATTGAAGTTAGTGAATCATTAAAAAATGAAGTAGATGAGAATATAAATGTCATTAAAGATTTATCGAAACAATACGATGAACTGGATAGAAAATATTCTGTATTGATGGATTTGTATAAATCATAAATTTATGATATTTTATTATGTTCGGGAAACTCCTAATAAATTTAATGATATATTATTACTATAGAATTAAAGTTGATTTTAGATATAATTATCTATATATACAGATCAAAATTTTAATTTTAAATTAATATTATTTAATAATTTATAGGAGGAATCTTATTATGACAAAATTAATGAATGAAACACTTGGAAACTTAAAAGGTGAGGATAAAGTTTCCCAAACGCTCACAGGAAAAGGTTCATTTAGCAAGAATGGATTTTCAGATTTAGTATCAGCAATTTCAAATGATACAACATTCAATATCAAGACTTATGATAAAGATGGAAAAGAAACTGGAACTATGAATGTTTCAGAACTTATCCGTTCAGATTTTAAGAAAACTTTGGATAAAGCAAAATATCCTCAGAAATCTGAAATTGATAAATTTGATTCAACTGAAATTGTTACATCTGGACTTGCTCAAGCTATTCCTGTAATTGTAGAGGAGTGGATTAAATGTGGGAAGAAATTTGATCTTCCAACTCAGCCAGAATTTCAGGGTTCTATCTACCTCACCAATCAGGAAGGGAAAAGTCGTACTGTCAATGTTCGTAATCCCGAAACTCAAGAATTTTTGGGTACCACTGAAATTACAACTCAGGACCATATTGAGGTAAGAGCTAAATCAGGAACTCCCGATTATTTACAGACAAAGATTAGAAAGGACCCATCTGGTAATTTAATTGAAAAGTAGATGGTGTTAAATGTATTTGAGGAATGAAACTGTTAATGATATAATTAACATGTTTCCAGAAAAACCTATACAGGTTTTTGAAAGTAGTGGATTAAATAACGGATTAATTTTAAAATTCCATAAAGGATATTTTAAAATATATCCAACTAATCCAGACAGAACATTTAGAATTCAACGATATTATTATCACAATAATACTCCAATTTCAGATGATATTGTTCATCATGATAATATTCGAGAATATCTTCTTAATTTACATTAACAAATTATAGAGGATCCTTGTTACTGGATCCTCTATAATTTTATAATTCCTCAGTATAGCTTTAAAATATGATTATATATTATAATAGTAAGTAAATAATTGAAAGGAGGTAAAATCTTGTCTGTTTTAATAAAAGACATTCAAGGAATGATTTCATTGAATGGCGAAAATTTTCTGAAAGAACCAAAAATCTTCGTATCTGATACTAATCAGATACGAATTCAAACAACGATTTTCCATAAAGAACATAGTAGGGATGTTGATATTGTAATATACAATTTCGAATTAAGTAAACCATCACTAGTTGATATTATTAAAAAAAATGCTGATATATCACTAATTGTGGTTGGTGAGGAATTAAAATCAAAAACAGATTTTAAATTGGGAATTATATATCAACTCGGGAAAGAATTCCCATACTATTTCAAAGGAACTGTGGGAAAACTGAAAATCTCACAAGCGTTCGAAACAATAGCAGATGTATTGAAATACTTCTGCAAAATGTTTGATTTATAAAATTTTAGGAGGTATTATTATGTTAAAATTTATTGGTAATTTGTTCGGAGAAAAGAAAGAAACAAAGACAGTGAGCGACATTATGTTTGACATAATGTTTTTCATTGACACGGAAGCACCCAAACTGATGCATTCTGTGAAAACAGAAGAAGAGTTGATTAGAAAGATAATCGTTCCATTTAATTATTTACTTGTACCTGTAACATTAGGTGCAAAAGTATATAAAACAAAAGAAGGAGAATTATCCCTTCTTTTCAGAGAATATGACTTGTCTGAAAAAGAGATAAGCCAACTTGCTTATCTAGCAGATAAGTTTAATGACGAAATTGAAGAATTTTATAAAAATCTTCAAGTTGTATCAGATGATGACACTGATATAACAAAGATCCCTGCTAGACGGGATAATGTAATATTTGAAAAAGAAGTGTCTATCAAAAAGATTCCCGAAATTGTTTTCGGAAAGTGTTATGATGGACTCATTTCAAAAAGAATCAATGGAAACATTGTTGAAAAACTGGCAGCAAATGGTAAAGAAATTGCAAATGCCATAAAGAAAAAAACAATGTGGATTTATGGCGGAATAATTTCAACTCTGTTGGTTGTAGCAACAACTGGCGGATTCTTCTACTACAAGAAGAAGTCCGACGATGAAACAACCGTTGAAAGTTCTGAAACTGAAATCATTGATGTTGAAACTTCAGATGTTGAATCTGAACCTTATGTCGAAGCAGAATAAAATTAAAGAGATTTTAAAAGAGGTTGGGAAACATTTCCCAACCTCTTTTTATAATTCTTCATTTTTTTATTTTTACAATATCTGTATAATCTCTCATTTCAAAATTATTGTGATCTTCCCATCTTCCAACATGTTCTTCACTGGCATCCCAATATGATGGTTGTCCATCCGGATCAATATTTTCACCATTTTTGAAAAACTTCATTTCATCAACTAATCGTAATGATCCAATATCATCACTTCGTTTAATTACTTTAATTCCATTTATTTTTTGTATTATCTGAGAAGCTTTGTCATTGATTATTAAATGTCGTTTAAAATTAGACATTACATCATATAATCCCATAAGAGATGAAAATGAATTATCTTTCATTGTAACAAAATGAGTTATGAATGAAATATCATCAAATAATTTTATCACATTACCATTTCCACCAGTATCAATCTTATCATCAAATACATATTTTAATCCAACTTTTGCAATATCAACTAAATTAGATTTAAATCGTTTAATAAGAGTAATTAATGGTTTAAAGAATAAATCTTCTCCTAAAGCATATTGCTCAAAATATTTTAGTTGTATTCCTAATTCAACTTCTAAATGATTTATTATTATAGATATATCATTTAACCATGCTTCTTTATTATATTCAAATCTATTATCTTTCATTAATAGATTATATAAATTTTCGTTCTGTCTATATAAATATTCTTTATATGTTTTTGGTGGTTCTGATAATCCATCCATATCCATTTTAAGTTTATCAATTAAAATATTTTTATATGTATTACCAAATCTAATTATAGATGGAAGTTTTTCATCCTGATAAAATTCTTTACCATTTGATTTTGGAATTGGTGTATATACTTGAAAATATGCATTACATAATGCATTTTCTGGTAAATTATCAATTAATTCAATTGCCTTTTCGACAGCTTTTTCATTAATTTGCCATCCAATTTCTTCATCTATATAATCCATAAATATTCTAGTTCCATCAGGATTTGTTAATGTTCTAAGATCATCACTATTGAGAATATCATAAAAATATACAAAGCCTCTATCTTCTTCTCCATTTGCGGTATTAATAAATATATGAATAAACCAATCGATTTGGTTATCATATTTTAAGAAAGGATATTTATATCGATCATTTATATCATTAATTGCTCCATTGTTATCAGTGGTAATTGCTGTATTATCCAAATTATGTGGATAAAAATATTTATATGCTAATAAATCATCATCCGATAAATTATATTTCTCTTGAATAATTTGTAATGGCATTTCATGTTCATCATAAAATGTATTCTTGGTAGCATCATATGTAAATAAAGCTCTATAAATATTTTCATATTCAACATATTCAATTCTATTTGTAGAATTTATAATTTTTTTATCCAACCATTCTCTCAGTGGAATTAGTATGGTATTATATACTCTGCTAACATCTGATATATCATTCATTGATAAGTTTGAAATAAATGAAATTAATTTATCTTTATCCAAATATTTACTATTATTGATATAATTTAATAAATCAGGAATATTCAAATCAAAATTAAATCCGCTCATTGCAAGTAATTGATCTTGTTGAACGATATTAGTTACCACATAAAATGATTTGGTCAAATAATTATATTTATAAACTTCATTGGTTAATAAATCAACATAAAATTTTATAGTTGATTTTTCACATAATTCTGTATATTCATTATTTGTATAAAATTTATTATCATGATAATATCCATATATAAAATCAGAATGTAATATTTCACCTGTTAAACCATTAGCCATACATGTAGCTGTAATAATAAATACTATGATATCAAATATGCTAATACTTTCTTGAAATAATTCTGGAATTTGAATTTTAAAATCATTAGTTGAATATTTATTATCCAATATCATTCTTATAAAGAATATTGATTCCATCATATATTGCATCTGATGAATTGTTGCATCTATGGTAATATATTTTGAATCGGATAGTGTGTATTCACTGCTATTGATTATATCTTTTACATCATCAAGGTTCCACCACATTGGATCATTATCAATTATATCATTATATGAATATAATGAATAATTTCCATTAGTAATAGTTTTATACAAATCATCATCTTGCAAATTTACTTTTAAAAAATATGGTGTATTTGTACTAAGAGCTTTTGTATTATCAAAATCTTGGCCTTTCATTAATAATAATTTACTAATATTAACATCTTCATATCCAAGTATATTTATTAAATCATAATAAATATTATTAGTTGCTTTATCTTGAATTAATTGTCGAATATGAGTAGCTAATTTTCTTTTTACTTCTTTTGATAATAATAAACTATCATCTATTCCATACATTGATAATAGAGTATATATAACAAAATCATCAAGATAATTATGATCTATTGATGCTTCCAAACATTTATTGTTTATATGTAATAATACAAATGTTTGTATCAATAATTTCATAAATGTTCTATAATTTGTGTAAACATTTTCTAACTTTTCGTTGTATAAAGCTACAACAACATATTCTCTATAGTTATCATATAATTGTGAAAATACTTTTAATAGATTGGGATTAATATCTGATCTATTTTTTGGATATCTAATAATTTCAAAATCTTTAGCTTTTCTTGCCGTGTATAAATCAATCTTATACATTCCCAAATATTTTAAATATTCTTTATCAGGATTATCCAATAATACTTGTTTGTATTCATCCGTAGCCATATAATTATTCTGAATCATATCAGATAATTCATGTATTGGAATATTATCAACTTGAAATTTATTTTGTAATTCTTCACTTAAATAAATAAAATTATTTTTAGTTTCCTCATATGGAGGCAATCCTAATAGTGTTCTATAGTAGTCATTTTGCTCTTCAAACAAATCAAGAAATCTTTGTCTACTTTTTTCCAACAAATCTTTATGAAAATTTAATGGAACTGAATATGGATTTTTCATAAAATACATTATATCTTGTAGTCGAGCATTCGGAATTATTTCTTGGAATATTTCTTTAGTCCACCAATTATGATATCTCAGATAAGTATCATCTTCAATTACTGCACCCATATAAATTTCTGCTAATTTTCTACTTTCATCAGTTTCATTTTCTTGTGCTTTAATTTTATCTTTAAATTCAACAAATTCTAAAATTTTATTAATTTCTAAAAATACTTGTTGAATTGGATTTGATTGTTTCGTATTAGAAGTACTCATAATTAAATTCATCTCCTTCTAATGAACATCTATCAATGGATATAATTCATCAAATTTTCCTTTAACAACTTTAGTATCTTCATTAATTTGCAATTTATTTACATCCGTAGTTGGTAATGGATAGTCATTGATTTCTTCACCATTATCAGTTCTAACAGCTTTAAATTTCATATCTCCCGTAATCATATTTCGTTCAACAACAACTTTATGAGGAACATTTTCATATTTAACATAATTTGATTCCAATTCTGGGGCTTCCCATCTAGATGAATCAATTGATGGAATATTATCAAAACTTGGATTCTGTGCTTGTATTGGAGAATTATATCCAATATTATTATTAAATATTGAAGTCATCATATCTGATCCAGATAAACCTAAATTTGTATCAGCTCCATCAGATTCGCCATATTTTTTCAAATCAATTTGTTGTTGTTTAATATCAAGATCCGCACTAATCTTTTTAAGATTACCAATTTCTCTAATAATACCTAATGAATTTGCTCTTCCACTCATTAACACCGATAATAAATCAACAGTTGTTTTATTCAATGGCATACTATTCTTGTCAGCTGGTCCAGCAATCAAATTAAATCGTTTCTGAAGATCAGCATTCAATTTATTTTGTTCAGATAAAAATGCTTGGGCAATTTCTATATCTTTTTCAAATGCTTTTTTATGACTAATCTTTTTTTTCTTTTTAGGTTTCTTAACAAGATTTGTTACGGTATCATCTTCACCAATCCATTTAGTATATTTCTTTTTCTTTTTAGGTTTTTCAGAATATTCTAATTCATCACCTGTAAGATTGTATAATGATTCTTCCCACTTATCTAAATTATTTTTATATTCTTCTTCTCGCTCTTGTTTGGTTTTTTTCTTTTCTGATTTTTCTAATTTCTTTTCTAATTTAAGTCTCTTCTTTTCTTCTTTCTTCTCAGATTTTTCTTTCATCAATTTTTCATAAATACTATATATCGAAGAAGAAACATTTTCTTGTTCTTTGCTCATGTTATAATTAGTCTCCTTTATATAAAAAATAATAAAATATCATGTACAATTTAATATCCATGTTGAAAACTTTGAATTAATATATTGAACATTTTACACGGAGTTGAGAGAAAAATGATATTTGGAAATAATAATCATTATAAAATAAAAGTATTAACAAATAAAGGAATTGAATTTATAGATAACTTATATCCAGGAGATAAATTATATGATTATAGGTTTAATAAATATTTAATAGTAGAAAAAGTTATTCCAATAGAATATAAATATATTTGTAATGTCATTTATAGTGATAATAGATCACAATTAATAGGATTGGATGATATGATTTATATAGGAGATAATTATATTATGCAATTAAATGATAATTTAAATTGGGTGCATTCAAACATTGAAATGAGAGAATTTGAATTTAATGAACTGCAGAATCTATTATTTCCTGATCCTTATACTGCAGGATTATTATTATTTTACGGAGATTATGAAAATAAGTATATTTCATTACCAAGTGATATCGTAAATGGTAATAGTACATTCTCATATAAATATAAAGTAGAATATGCTACTATATTGGAAAATAATAAAATGTTTTTTGCTCATAAAAATAATTTGAATGAAAGAATCACATGGAAAGAATTCTTCCCAAATTATAATTTTTATGCAAAAACTCATAATTGGAATGATCCAATTATTCCACTTGAATATCAATTTGCTTCATTAAATGATAGAAAACAATTTATTCGAGCAATATTTGATGTTGGATATAATTCTGAATATTTTCCATATGTGAATACAATATTACATGAAAATGAATATATATTAAAAGAATTTCAAAAAATATTATATAGTTTAGCAATACCTTCAAAAATTTATTATTTTCCAACGTATCATTATTCGAGTGATAAATATCCATCAGATGTAATTCATAATAGAAAATATGCATTGGAAATTATTCATAGTAAAGATAATTATCCAGGATTTTATTATTATATAAATCATATAAAGAATATGATTAATAGTAATGAAAATGAAATAATTCCATTCAATAAAGAATATAAGTATCACATCAAAGAAGTTAACATCATTGGATCAGGTGTAATAGATAATGTAATATTAAATGAAAAAAATGCTACATATGTTACAGATAATTATTTACCAAGAATAAGTTTATAATATTTCAAAGATATATTATTTATGTATAATCAAAAAACAATCTTGTATTATAAATTTTGGAGGTTTAACATATATTATGGCAAAGGATAAAAATTTAGTAGATAATATCTTGGATGAAAAATTAAAATCCCAAACATTCAATCCATTAATAGCAGCTTTACGAGAAAATGATAAAAATCATATGTTTCAAACAAATGCTATCATGGCTTTTCACAAAACAGGTTTTACTTTATTCGATTATTATTTTGGAACCGTTGCAAATATTCATGATGAAATAGGACAATTAGTTTCACAAGAACGAAGAATTGGTCAAGCATATGGAACTTTCAATCTTATAGTTGGTCTTAGTGGAAGTGGTAAAACAACTCTAGCTGTACAGATTGGTGCAAACATCATCAGACAATATCCATATTCAAACTTAATTCATTTTGATTGTGAAAATAGATTTGATATTAGTAGAGCAGAAAATATTACAGAATTACCATCTGATTATTTTAGAAATAACCGTTATGCAATTAAAAATGGTATGATTGGTTTGGATGATATACAAAAAACAATAGCTAAATTATGGCAACAAAAAATGAATATGAGAAATGAATTATTAATAAAAATGCCATATACAGATGAATTTGGAAAAGATATTATGATATTACAGCCTTCAGTAATTATTATTGATTCTATTACAACTGTTTTAAATGAAACTTATAGTAGTGACGTTGCTAAAGAGGTGAATGCTGCAGGAGAATTAAGAGGGAATACGGATGGAGCTAGAGATGCGAAATCATTAAAAGGATTTTTTAAAGATACTCTTCCAATGTGTAAAGAAGCAAATATTAATGTATTCTTAGTAAATCATATTAATAATAATATGAGTATGAATGCGTTTATTCCAGTAGCCAAACAACAAAACTTTTTAAAACAAGATGAATCAATTCCAGGTGGAAGAACCATGATATTTTATCCACAGAATATTGCTAAACTGATAGCAAAAACATCTGATAATTTTACAATTGATGCTGATGGTTTTAATGGCCATATTGTAATGGTAGAACCAATAAAATCTTCAAGTAATCAATCTGGTAATAATTCCAAAGGTATTTCATTTGAATTAGTATTTAATTTTCAAAAAGGTTTTGATAACATTAGAAGTTTGATTTTATATGGAAAGAATAATGGACTTATTGATGGTAATAAAAATAGAATGAAATTTAAAGATGATGAATCATTTGTATTTAATTGGAAGAATCTTAATACAGAAATGAAAGAAAAACCTATATGGGAATCAATAAAGAAATATATAATTCCTGTATTAGATAAACATTTACCATTTACAAATATAAATGATAAATTTGATATGGATTTATTAAATTATTAAAAACTAAATATAAGAAAGAGTATCATTATGATACTCTTTCTTATATTATATTATTTTTTTATTTTTATGCAAAAGCTGTGCTAACTTTATTTGGTATAGTTGTATTTGGGTTAGATATCAATGAAATATTATATAATGATAATGCTTCTTTCAATTCACTAATTTCATCTTTACTCCAATAATTTGAAATATTAACTTCTGATTTTCCAATTGCAATGAATTGATTTACAGTTTGTGTCTGTAATACATCATTTTCATAGACAGGATCACCATGAATATCAGTTACAGCAACTTCAACATTCTGTCTGTAAATATACATAATGAACGTTGAATCACTTACATCATCTCTTTGGAGATATAATTTATCTGTACTAGGATTTGAAACAGAAGTTATAGCTCCAGTAACAATTTCAATTTGTAAATGTGTATATCCATTTACAGCTTGTTGTAATGTTGTAAGATTAGAAGATAATGTATTTATTTTACCATTTAGTGATGAGTTATCTGTAGCATTCGATGCTCCGAGTAAAGCATATAATGCTGCTGCACTTAGTGAATGATTGGCATCTCTTGTTCCACTATCAGTTAGTGTATCAATAATTGAATCATAGATTTTTTCATTCATACCAGCTGCTAACTGTTGAGCTAGCGCTCGTACACCAACTTCATCTAAATATGAGATTGTTTTCTGAACAGGCATAGTTTATAACTCACCCTCCTTTGCTTAAAAAATTACATATGAGGAACTTGATATTCCTCATATGTAATTACTATGTATAATTATGTCTAATTAATACTAGTCTCCGCTTGGAGTTGTGATAGGTGTTGCTGCAAGTGCATCTGCAACGATTGTACCAAGAGCAAGTGCCTGCATATCAGCAACATTAACTTTGCCCTGTTCAAGATCATAAACTTTCTTTGCTAATCCTGTACCACCGGTTACTACTGAAGCATCATTTTCATCATAGGTAAGAGAACCAATTGCTGCTTCATTAGCTGCAACTTTTGCACCGGTTCCACCGGCAGTTGCAGGATCAAGATCTGACTCGATGTCAGCAACTTTCTTAACAAGACCAGCAGTAGCATCACCAACTGTAGCTTCAAGAGCATCAAGACGTGATTCAATCTCGGCAAATGAAAGATCAGTGTTTCCAATATCAATCCATGCAGGATCTCCAACTTCAGGAACCGTATAGATATACATTGTCCAGGTTGTATCAGAAGGACCATCTTTCTGGAGATAGATCGTATCTGTACGAGGAGCTGCACCGGTAGTAGCCTGAACTAATGCTGCTAATGTTTCATATGTTTTGCCAGCACCAAACTGACCTTCAAGAGTTTCAATCTTAAGGTGTGCACCAGCAACCGCGCGAAGAGCTGTTTTAACTGCAGCAACTGAAGGAACTCTATATGCATCAGTAGTTACTGTAGCAAAATCAGGATTTGCACCAAGGCTCTGAACCATATAATCATTTTCAATACGACTATTGATTCCGGTAAGTAATGCTTCTGCAAAACTCTGAAGAGTTACAGCTGTCATATAATTATATACGCTCATAATTCAATCATCCTTTCCAATGATTATAATAAAAAATTAATATATTTAAATTAATATATTTTAATATAATGTAATTTTGATTTTTGTATTATTATTCAAATACAGGTACTGTTGCAGTAACTGCTGCTTCAACGATTGCATTTATCTGTGCATCAGTAAATTCTTGATGTTCTATTGGTGCTTCTGTACTTGCTGGGCATACTTTTACAAATTTGCCACCATCATCATTTGATTCATCAGGAATAAAAATATACGGAGTTCCATCAATTGCATCTGCTGAATCAAGAACAATGTAAAGAACCTTATCACTTGGATTAGGAATTAATGCTACACCAACAGCAAGTTTATTATTATTAACAACAGGAATTACTGAATCAACTGTTTGTAATGCATTATAAACTGCTTGTGGTGAAGCAAGTTTGTCAGCACGAGACGTTGAAGAAATTGGAGCTGTATCAATATAATCGTTAATACGAATATTAACATTTCTCATGATTGATGTAACTAAACTTTGAAGTTTTTGTTCAGTTAATACATAAACTGGTGCTTCTACATCTGGCATTTTAGTCACCTTCCTATATAAATGTTTTAAATCCAATATATGAAAAAATTAATGATTAAATATCATCAGGTTTTGTTGAATCTACTGCATTATCTATTATTTCCTGTAGTGTTTCATCATCAATTTCTTGATATGTTGTACCATCTTTATTTTTCAACTGCTCAATCTCTATTAATATTGATTTTACAGTATTAAATAATTCCATAATTCGTTTTTTATTGTGATGATGTGGTGAATGATGATTATGTTGATCATCATGATCATTATTATCATTTTCATTAACAGGAAGAGTTTCAATATTTGGTAAATTATCATCGCTGACTTCATCATTTAATTTTTTCAATACGGGATAAATATTATTTACTATGATGTTATTTAGTTTATTTATAGCATCATTTTGCTTATTATCCATATCACGACGATCATCAAGCATTCTATATAATAAATCTGATGATTGATCATGATGATGAGAATGAGAATTGTGTTCATGATCACATGGATAATCATGAGTGTATTCATTATTGTAAATATGTAATGCCTTTGCTAATTTAGCAGGTTCATTAATAATTGCAATATCATTTTTCCAAATGGAAAATTTAAAAATTAACTGATGACCAGGATTAATATAGAATGATCTATTAACATTAATCGTTCCACATGGAATTTCCACAACTCTAATCTTTCTGTCATATATTTCATTTTCATGTAATATGAGAGAATTATATCGATTTTCAAAATGATAAAAAGCTGTTGTATTTGCCCATCTAGGAGGATTAAAATCAACTATATCTGGACCTTCTCTATGTAATCCATCATCAGGAAATAATTGTGAATTTTGCATTCTTCTGTGATACTCATAAATAGAATCTTCAGTACCATCTAAAATTGGAAATTCTAAAGATCTAGAAAATCTCATCATTTCTCCTGCTCTTAATCCATAAGGTTTTGGTTTCACACATTCATAGCATAATTGAATATTAGTAATTCTCAGTAGCATTCTTTCTCTACCATGTGTAAATTGAGTAATGGATGATACAATAGTATTACTAAAATTAGAAAGAATAGGATTATCATTAGTATTCTCAACATTAATTTTTACAAAATAATTTCTTTGGTTTAATCTAAATTCTTCTACCGTTGATCTAATAATTTGTCCAGTATGAGCATTCTCTAATTGATAATTAACCTTAATTTTTAAAGTATTTCTAATAGTATCTAATTTTCCACAATAATTATTATAGTATTTATTAATTTTACCATATAAAATATTAGCTAATGCAGAATTACCAATTAAATACATTGATCCATCTTGATTAGTTGGAATATCTTTTAATGAAATATCAATAATGGCCCGCATAGCTTCTGATGTGTCAACTGTAATATCATTTACTACATCATACTCATTTAATTGTTGCCAACATCTATCATCAAGATATTCACCAAGTAAATATGGCATACCATTAATATTTACTAATGCATTTATATGACTCATTTTATTAATATCTCCTTTCACTATTATAAAGATTCAAATGAATATATTATAACCATGGTTTTTTCTAATTCATTCGTATTATCTTTTTAATTATATAAATAACAATCGGAGTATAAAAAAATACATCAAAGCACTTATTCGAATTTAATAAAGAATCTGATAAATATAATGAAATATCATTCAATGATAATTTTTCTTTATTGATATATTTCCATATTAATAAATCATATTCTGATGCATCTGGCATAATCTTTCTGTTCAAAAATGAATTAAGTTGATCATTATCAAAAAATGAATATTCTCTCGTATTATTAATTCCTTGCTCTTCTTTAGACAATGGAATTATAATTTGAATGTTATTATCTTCCCATGATACAAATGACGAATATTTATAAAATGATGCAGCTTTTAATCTAAAGAAGAAATTACTAAGAAATCTATCGGGAGCATCCAATTCCAACCATTTGTAAATTGAATGATTATAATAATATGGAAACTGTGGATCTTTTAATTTATCATTTAATACAATAACTCGCATACTATTCTGCGGATTCATTAATCCATGCTTTGCAATAAATTCACTCCCACAAACATCAAACCAATCCAATCCTGATTTAGGATCATGATATAAAAAACAATTATGTCGATCATTATAAAATAATGCTCTATATGACATCATCATTTGATTCATCATTTGAAGAATTTTATTTCTATATATAAAATCATCTTCTTTTATAATTGGATTCATATCACTAGTTCCAATAGCTGACAATTCAGTATGATAATTATCAACTACTTGTTGCATTAACATATTAATTGTTTCCTTACTTGTACTTTGAAGAACATATTCTATTTTATAGAATCCATCTTGTTTCATAGAGTCATAAGTTACCCCTGTTACTTTAAATAAAGCATCTTGTTTTAAATGATTGATAATAAAGAAATCATTTGGTTGTGGTACAATAGTTGATGGAATGATTAAACATGTTCCATTATTAATAATATCTTCCATATTATTTTCTGAATCATTTTCTGGATTAGTTTGTCCAAATCCAAACAATGGAAAATCATTAATAATGTTATATCTCAATGGAGCTTGTGATCCAAACAATGCATCTATACTTTGAAGTCCTCTATCCACTGTGGATGAATTTTGATTTATTGAAAAATATTTAACTAAGAGAGCTCCATTTTCAATATATTTATTCATTCTAGTATGTAATCTATTTTCAAATTTGAAAATATTACCTTCTATACCATTCTTTTCATTAAATATAATTGCCATAAAGTCCATCTCCTTTATAATCGCATATGTAAACTTTATAATCATATATTTTAAATTTGAGTAGATTATATGTTAATCTACATCTTTTTGAAAAGGGGTTTTTCCAATGAAAAGAGATAGGAAAGATGGTAAATTGGAAAAGTTTATAAAGTTCACATTGCAAGTAATTTTTTCGTTAATTGCAATGATCGCATTAATTCCGACAAATATTGTAAGATATATAAAAAGTGATTCGGATTATCACTTAAAGACGATGACAAAATCAATTGATTTTATCATCGGTCTTGCAATATTTCTTGGTGGTACATTGGGTACCACTGAAGCATTATATTTTGTATTGAAAATGCTTTTCTCAATAAATTTAACAATACAACAATATTTGTTGTATATGCCTTTCGCAATAATATTTCTTGGAATAAGTTTATTGTTTTTAATAACAACAATTTGTAGTTTCACAATTTCAATTCCCAAAATTAAAGAAAAACTTTGGGATGTGGAATAACAATTAAGGGTTGTCTAAATTAGACAACCCTTCTACAAATTCATTTTATTTTTTTATATCATATAAAAAAATAAAATAAAAAAATATTAGAAGACAAGATGATCTTGTCTTCTAATATTATAATTAATTATTTTACATATTTTTTTATAAAATCTTCTTTTGACATTTTTAAGAAAATAACATCAGCATTTAATTTTGCAACGCTCAAATTATTTTCTTTCAATTCAATATTTTCTGGAAGTTCTACTCCATAGAAATCATATGCATATCTCCTAAATGTTTCTGGAGTCATATAATCAATATGCATTGATAAATCAACTCTTCCATTTCGTAAAAATGTTTCACTAAATACTTCTGGATGATTCGTTGTCATTATGATTAATTTATCTTCTCCAGAAAGTATTCCATCTAATGCATTAATCATATTACCAAACAATTGTTTATATTGTAATTGCTCTTCTTTATAATCATCTTTATCTGCTAAATTAATAGTTGCTTCATTTGTTAAGAATGGATATTTATCAATATCAGATATTAATAGTAATGGATTAATTAATAGAGCTGTATCTGTTAATGCATTTGGAATATATTTTCCACCTTTACCTCCAGTTATGTAATAAATATTTCTATTCCATTCAGATGCAATAGCCTTAACTAAACTATCTTTTCCAGAATTACATGTTGGAATGAAATCATTAGTTAAATAAATATGAGAAGGATGTTCAATATGTAAACATTTCATTCTACTTGTATAATTACATTTTTCAATATTTACAATCTGAATAGTTCTGTTAGAATCTAATTTTTCAGCATTAGAATTTTGTGGACCTGAAGGTATACTAAATTTGTAATTTCTATTTAAATCTAATATTCCTTCATCAATCATTTCACAAATACTTTTTCTATTAATATTGCCTTCGGATGTACTAATTGGCCATTTATGATCTTCCCCACAATACGAAATTCTTCCATCTGAAAATGTTATCTTATAAACATCGAGATCATCATATTCATAAATTTCTTCTATTATTGTACTATCACCTGTAATCGAATAGACTTCATCACCTGGTCTAAGATCATCTAATTTTACATTACCATTTGGAGTTGGAATTATTGTATCAACAGGCTGAGGACCAGGAGGGCCATAAAGTAATATCTTTAAATTATGTGGTATTCCGTGTTCTTGGTAATATTTTTTACCAGCAAAGAAATTATTTAAAGTATCTATCAATATTCTTTTTTGTTCATTCGGAATATATACAGTACCTAATTTTCTTTTATTAAGTTTACTCATCTGATACCAATATGTAGAACCATCATATTCATGAGAATCAGCATATACATTTATATATGGACTATTTTTATCAATCTTCAAAAGTTTATCTCTTTCACGAAGCATATCTTCTTCAAAAGTCTTAATAAACTTTGGACTTGTATCAGAAGTTATTATTGTATAACTTCTAGTTGTTCTATATTTTCCAGTGGAATTTATAAGATTTTTAGATGCTATAACCACTACTAAAATATTCCAATTTCTATATTTTAAATTATGAGCCTGCCCAGCTTCTAAAAGATATGTTGGTTTTTTCTCACTCTCATATCCGTTCTCAAGAATACCCAATTCAACTCTAGTACATTTTTTAATATCATTATATTTATTGAATATGGAATATAAAGCTGTTTCAAACCACCAATCTGAATAAGACTCGCCAATATTAATTGTAATTCCTCGTTGTAATTTTCCTCTAATAGTTCTAATAAAATATCTTCCAAACGTAGTTACAATATCAGAAATATTTTCATCAATTAATCTTGTTAATGGTCCTATGATACCATTATTCAAACGATCATTCAAAATCTTCTCAACTGTTTTATTCATATTAATAAAATTTCCTCCATTGAAAATAAATATTTATATCAGATACTTATAATAAGTATCTGATATAAATTAATAATATATAATTAAAAGCTATTCAAACTTTTTGAAAATATCCATTGGATTAAACTGACTAACTTGCTTCTCTTTCTTCATCTGTTTCTTTCTTATAGAAGCAACGTCATATGAAACATTTTCATCTGCATAAATATATTTACTTGATTCATCTGATGCTAATGAATTCTTTAACTCTTCAATTTTTTCTTTAATCTTTCTTGCCCTATCATTCGTAGGAGATAATCCAGATGCAAGAATATACATGAAATTCATTGATTCATTTTTATCATTTACAGCATTATGATTAAATCGTTCAATTGGTGTACCGATAAATTCATATACTTTTTCAAAATTAGTTGTATATAAATTATTTACAGCGGGAGTAAAATATGTAATCACACCCATTCTTGTGATTGCTTTGTTTCTATCAGTTTCTGCATGTGATGATTTCTTAAATGCATTTATCACAATATCATCAAGTAAAGTATCTTCGAGATTCTTTTCGGTAAGACCTTTAACAATTCTTGCAACAACTAAACGTCCGGGTGTTGTAATTATTGATTCCAAATCAGCACTATCAATAGAATCAAACTGTGCAGGATAATTATCAATTCCAGTGAGTACTCTAAGATCTTCAACAATATTTTCATTAATAACTTCAAGACCTTTTACTGGAGGAAGATTTGAAGTTGAATCATTATCATAGATCATATATGTTGTTTCAGATCCAAGAGTATTGTAAACTTCTCTAAGATATTCTTCAGCATTACCATGTTCACAAATTGATGAACTCATTGCAGGAAGAACTCCAACTAAAATAAAGTTGGTATCAGGGAAAAATGTTCTTAAAATTTCCATTAATATTGGAGCTGATGCTGAACCAGTTCCACCACCTGCTGATGATACAACATAACAATATTTCTTACTTGATACCATTTCCTGAAAATCTGTATTTCCAAGAATTTTCATAATATCTGCTTTTAAATATTCTTTCATTCTTGTACGATTTTTTGCAGATCCTTCAACTTCTTCATCGTCCCCAATTTTGAATGTTAACATATCTGCGCATTTTTGAATCATTGATAAATCTGCTTGTGAGGAATTAATACAAATTGCATCAAACAATTCTGGATATTTTTTAACTGCTAATGACGCAACCTGATTTCCACAATTTCCTAGACCTAAAACGACTGTCGATTTTTTCATAATATTAAAATCCTCCTAAATAGTTTTTAAATAATTATTGTATAAGAAACTTCATTATACTCTATAAGAATATATCATTATAAAATTATATATTATATATTTATAATCATAATGAAAGGAATTTTGTTAAATAATAAAAATGAATAATGTTAAATTTGAAATGTTAAATGAGATTCAATCTCATTCAGATGTATTCAGAAAAATTAATTCAGAAGAATACAGAATTAGATGTCCAATTTGTGGTGACTCTTCCAAAAATTTAAAAGATGCTCATTGCTATCTAAAATGTTCAAATAATTTATCAGAACCTATTTTGTATAATTGTTTTCTATGTAATAGTAAAGGTACAGTTAACAAGTTCTTTTTAAACAAATTAGGTATTCGTGATAAATTTGATACAGTTTTAGAAAATCAAAAATATAATCGATTAATGTCATTGAAGAATAATAAAAATATTGAATTAGGTGATATTAGTTTAATTCAACGACAAATTGATTATATTAATTATCGATTAGGATCTGGTCTAAATGTAGATGATTTTTTATTATTTAGAATCATTTGTGATATGAATATCATAAAAGATTCAATAACAGATCCAAATATTAGAAATATATTACCAAATAATGATAATAGCATATCATTCTTATCTGATGATAATTCATTATTATTAAATAGATCATTTTCAGATGATTACAAATACAGATGGAGAAAATTAAAATTATTTGAAAATGATACTCAATCATTATACACAATAAAAACTACTGTTAATTTATTTGATGATATAATATTAAATATTGCTGAAGGAATATTTGATGTTATATCAATATATAAAAATTTCAGAGAAGAAAATAGTGTATATATTGCAACTTTAGGATCTAATTATATTAGTGGAATTGAATATGCTATAGCCAAAGGAATTGCTGGAAATAATGTTAGTGTCAATATTTATATTGATTCTAATATAAATGAAAAGTTTTTAAAACTAAAATTAAAAGATTATAAATGGTTATTTAAAAATATTTATATTTGTAAGAATTCATTATCAAAAGATGTGGGAGTTACAATCGATAATATTAATATTGTAAAAATACGAATATAGGAAGTGAAAAATATATTATGGAAAAATATATCCCAGGAATAGGTATTTGTGCTGGCATATATATGCTAAAATGGGTTGAATTTAAAAATTATTTAAATAAACAAAATTTTCAATATTATTCAAATGATACTATAAACATATATATCAATTTTGAATGTATAATGAAAAATTTAACTTTGCAGAAAAACTTATCTACAATAGTTACATTGTATAAACAAAATATGGTTCTGGAAATAGAATCATGTGTATTAAATTTAATTGCACATTATAAAGCTTATTTCAAAAAAGATAATATCAAAACAAAGATTTATTTATATTATACATCATTAAAGAATTTTCCACAAGAAATGAAAATTTATAATAATCAATATCGCGATTATTATAAAAATCTTTACACAAAAAATGCTGCGTTTAAAGAACTTGGCGATATACTACAATCTATAATTATTAAAGAATTAAAATTAATATTATCATACGTTCCTGATTGTTATTTTATCGAATCTGATATGTTTGATAGTAGTATAATTCCATATACAATCAGTACATTTTCTGATAATAAAAATATAATTCTTTCGGGAGACATATTTGATTCACTTTATATGTTCCAGGGGAATTTTAATACTCTATATATTAACAGAAGATTTGGAAATTCTTTAATATTAATATCACCCGATGAAATAGTTTATAGTATAATAAAAAATAAATCACCATTCGAATTATCAATATTTAGTAATGAATTATATTATAAATTATTATTATCAATTAAAGGAAGTAAAATTCGTAATATAAAATCTCCTAGAGGTTTTGCGATTGAAAAACTATTAGATTGTATTAACTATGGAAAGAATAATAATATTTTATTAAATGATTTTAAATCAATAGATAGTATTATTGAAATATTTCCAGATAAATATGCTGATAACATTAAAGAATCATTTCAATGTACAGATATAGTTACTCAATATAATTTAATGAATGATGCAAATATAGAAAATATTAAAAATCAAATTGTTGATAAATTTGATATGAAATCTTTGGAAGAATTAAATACAAGAAGATTTTATGATTTTCCAATTAATTTGCCAATGTTGATATAAAAAGATAATAGGCTCTCTTTTAAAGAGAGCCTATTAATATTATTCAATTATTTTGTAAATATGTGTAATTCTACCATTAATTATTTCATTTTTACTAGCAGTTACAGATCCCATTCTTTTAACTCTTTTTTCTAGCCTTTTTATATCAGCAATAAATTCTATCATATTACCTCTATTATTTTTTCTCATTTCTACCATATGAAGTTTATCTGTGTGATAATCACTCTTTTCATCACCAACTATGATTGTATACATAGCTTTATCAGTTACAATTAAAAATCTATCACCAGCAGATCCTTGTGTTTTATAATAATTCCCAATCGCAACAATATAATCATCTTGATTATTTATTGAAAATTTATTTATATCAATTTTATATCTACGATATCCATTTGTATCTGTGTATGCTAAATTAGAATGAGTTATTTTATAAGCTGGACTATTTCTAAGTTTAATACTTTTATAACTCATATATGCCAGAAAAGAATAATAATCTAAATTTTTATAATATTCATCAGGTGTCGAATATCTTTTAAGTGTGTAATTATTCAATATAATTATATCACTTCCAACATATTGTCTAATTTCAGATCGTTTGAATTCAATAGCTTGTGAATCTGAACATAACACAAATAATAGCAATAATTTAATGAATATTGCTAGCTTAACAAAAATGAATTTGTTTTTAAACATGAATAAATATCTCCATTTCTTTATTATATTATAAATAATATATCATTTCATAATTATATATTATTAATATATAACTATATATAGGAGGGTTAACTAATTTATCATGAATAACCTTTATTTATTAAAAACATTAATCAATTTGAATATATTATTGCATATGAATGAAAAAGAATTTGGATATCACATGTGGCATTGTTTTGTAATGGAAAAATACATGAACATAATTGCAGATAAATATGATAAATTTAAATTTGATAAAGAATTATTTCCACTAATCGCATGGAGTCATGATTTATTAAAGGATAGAGAAAGTAAATTTTCTACATTTTATCAAAAGAATACATCTAACAGAAAACGATTTTTCTTGTCAGATTCAATGTATAACTCACTTTCAACACATGCATATCGAAGTGCAGAATTTTTATCAAATTATCCATTCAATGTTATAGATGGAAAAATATTGTATTCTGTATTGTTTCATTCAATACCAATCATTGAAATAATGGAAAAGATATTGTCTGCAGATACGAGAGAATATGTTAATATTACAATGTTATGTGATAAATTATCATCAAATTATTGGAGAATTACAAATGGAATTGAAACATGGTGTGATCTGGATAAAATTGTATTTGGTGATAATGGTGATGAATTAAATTATAATAAAGGATTATATTATACTAGATTATTAGATGGAATGAAATACAAAAATAAATATTCAATTCAAGCTGAAGAATATTATCGAAAATTATATGATACAGATATCAATATAAAATTGGAGGAGAAAAAAATATGGGAAAAAAGAAAGAACCTACTATTCAAGACGCAGTCGAATATTTCAACTACGTTGTTGAAAGATGTAAATTTACTGGACTGGAATATATGGATGGATTTATTTTCGGACGAAGAAAAAAGTATTCTTCATATGTAATAATAATTCCAGATCAAGATTTGGCACCATATGTTATTCCGGAAAAATATGAATTCTCTAATAATGAAAGAATAAAAAGTTTATTACCACATATTTTATCAATTAATGAAAATAATTGGATACAATTAAATGATTCTGAAGTTGAATCTGGTTTCAATATAAAAATAGATCTTGAAGGATTTAATTATCAAACTGAAATTAATAAAAAAATCATGCCGTTGAGATTATTAAAGAAAGAATTTAATAATTTCTATTATATGATAAAATATGGTATTGATCCATTATTCTTCATTAAAAAAATATTTACCAACGTAATACCAAATACAAATTTTACGATAATGCAAATATATCATATTCTTTAAATACTTAAATTAATAGATAACCTGTTATAAGGTTATCTATTAATTTTTTATCAAGGAGTGAGATTAAATTTTGAATATTGATGTTTATAATACTCATATTGAAGTATATCCATATATAAAAGGAGATATTCCATTGATAGAAGATATGTTTACTGCTATTGATAAATTTGCAGATAAAACATATGCTTGCGGATATATGATTGAGAATAATAAGTTATATTTACCAGCAGGAATGAATATTGGTAAATTGGAAAATTTATTATCAGAAAAAGCCACATATAAAAGATTTTCAGATCCATTTGATGAAATGAGTGAAGAACATGAAGCATTTGTTGAAGCTAGAAATGAATTACAAGAAAGAGCAATTAATTTTTTAAATAAAGATTCTAATCAATTATCTCTCAATCTAGCTACTGGAATAGGCAAAACTGTTTGTGTATCACTTGCAATAACAAATCAAAATATTAAAACTTTGATCATTGTTCCAACTGATATTATCAAAACACAATGGTTGAAAACGCTAACAAACATGTTTGATTATAAACCTAAGCATATTATTAATATAACTGGTAGTAATATAATAAATCAAATAATGGATGATTCTATAAATATTGAAAATACAGATATTTTTATAGTGAATCATGGAACATTACATAGTTATCTTATGCAGGTTGGAGGATATCAATTTCATGAGTTCATTAAGAAATTAAGAGTAGGAATTAAAGTTTACGATGAAGCACATTTAAATTTTGCAAATATTTTACTAATTGATTTTTATTCAAATACAAAGAAGACATTTTATATTACGGCAACTTTTGATAGATCAGATAAAACAGAATCAGCTTGTTTTAAAAAATGTTTTCAAATGATAGATACATTTGGAGAAAATGAATCTATTAAAATACAAAGAAAGCATGTGCAATATTACGTAGTAAATGTTAATAGTAATATTAGTATGAAAAGTAGAGCTAAGTTATTAGCTTTTCCAGGATTCACAACTCCAAAATATGCTAAGTATGCATATCACAATGATCAAAATCAAACCATGTATAACACAATGCTTGAAATAATAAAGAAAGTTGAAAATTTAGATGGCAAGATATTGATATTTGTACCAACAATAGATTCTGTTGAAGAAGTATGTGATAAGTTAAAAAAAGATATAACAAATAAATCTATTGGAGCATATCATTCTAAAATTGATAAAGAAGAAAAAGAATCTACTAAGAAAAAAGATATAATTGTATCTACTGAAAAAAGTTTAGGTACAGGTACAGATATCAAAGGATTAAGATGCGTTATACTTGGAATACCAATAGCATCTAAAGTATTAGCACAACAAATGATTGGTAGACTTAGAGAGTATGCTTCCGATAAAGATACATATTTCTTTGATATTATTGATGTTTGTATTCCTCCTGTGAATTGGTATTTTAAATCTAGATTTAAAAAAATAAAAACATTGGTTAAAGAAGTAATTTATTTAAATATGTAAATATTGATATGTATCGGAACGTTCCGATACATATCAATATTTTTTATTATTTTATTTTTTGCTTATAATATTATGTATATAATTAATAATATTTTTATTTTCAATTTTGCAGAAAGTCAAAATTTCAATGATATATTTTTACAAATATATATTTGTAAAAATTATACAAATTACATTGTAGTAATTTGTATAATATGATATACTATTTGTATATCATATTTATATGATATACAAATTATTTGTAAAAATAATTCTTCGGGATATTGTTCAATTTTTTAATTTTGAAAAAATAAAAATTATTTATTATTTTCTAATTTAGTTAATCTATTTTCTATAGATTCTAATCTCTTATTTAATTTTAATAATTCAGAAATTTTATGAAATTGATTTAATATTTTTTGCATTGATAATTCTAATGAATTTATTCTATTTAAAATATTTTCATTATCATTATTTTTAGATGATTCTTTTTTACTAATAGTATTTATAATATTATCATTATTATCTTTTTCTGATTTAATATTCTCTATTAGTTTAATTAATTTATCTGATGATATTTGTTTAGAAGCAAATTTTATAAAATTTGCTTCTAACTTATTCAATCTATTTATTATTGATATTGGAATATCATTTTCTGTTAATTTTTTATTATCATTGAATTGTATAATATTATTATCAATAATTTTATCATTTGATTTATTTTCTTCAGTAGCATTATTAATTAATGATTTAATATAATCTAATTCTTTTGATAATCCAATAATTTTATCAATTGATAATTCTGGAATATCTTCTTGTAATAAATTCGATGTATTTATTATTAATCCATTCCTATCATAATTTACTTTACATCCAGTACCAATTATATCAGTTTTCTTTAATTCTCTATCTTCATTAACTAATAAATTATTTATTTCTGATTTATTAATTTTTTTATTTAATTTTCTTCTTAATCCTTTTATCTTATCAATTGATAATGTTGGAATATCAGATTCCTCTAAATCTTCACCTTTTAATATTAATCCATTTCCGTCATATGAAATCTTTGTAGCTATTGATGGTTTTATCAAATTATTTCTCTTAACAAGTGATTGATTATCAATTAATAAAGCATTTAATTTTTTATTCATATTCTCGAATGATGATTCCAATGAATCTATTTTCTTTTGTATATTATTAATTATTTCAACATTCATTTCAATAACCTCCAATATTTAAAAAATTATATATATCTTAATATTAAAGAAAGGTAACATTTTCAACGAAATAGATAATATTTGACTTAATTTATTTCAATTTTCTCGAAGGGAATGATAATTATATGAAAACAATGTTTCCCAATGATAATAATAATCATCATGATGATTTTCCAAATACATCAGATGTTAATGATTATAAAGATAATTTAACTAAAGAAGGATATGTTTTACCCGATAGCGATGGTAGTAGATCATCAATTATTAGAAATGAAGCTATATTGAATAATTCATTTAATGAAGAATTGTTAAATGAATCACTAAATGAATTATATTTTAATAATTCAAATAAATTAAAAGCTTCTAATCATGCTAATGTAAATTTCTATAGTTGGTTTGGACATATGAGTGATGTTACAATATTATCAAATACATCAACATGTCAAGTTAGAATTAATACTGAGAGTATTTTAAATGTATCAGATAGAAATAATTTTAAATTAAAACAATATTTTCGTAAATGGATTGATATTACTGAAATATTGAATAATTATGATGTATTTCATTTTGCTATCTTATTATTCATCAACCAACGAATTTATTCTGAATATAAAATTAGAATTGATGATAGAGAAACTATTTTAGAATTTAAATTTAATGAAAGATGGTTAAAAAATAATTATCCTATTTATATTTATAAATTTGATACAATAGCTCAATGTAGAATTAAGATTACAAATGAATTAGTATTAAATCAGTGGAAGTGGAGAATTCCAGCAGAATATATTGAGGATCAAAGAGTATTAAAAGATAAACATTTTATTTGTACATTTAATAGGATTCAAGAAGGTAGAAATGATAATAAAACAGTAGATGTTATAGGAGAGAATATTGAATTTTTATCTGTTAATGATAATTGGTATATCAATTTAGATAATATTAGTGAAAGAAATAAGAATATAATTTATTCAGAACCACGAGAATGGATATATATGAGTATTATTGTTCCAAAATATTTTCACGAATATCCAATCCTATTACCAACAGATGTAATTTATAGATCATATTCATCAAATATGGATCGAGTAGCTGTATTGAAAAATCAACAAGCTTTCTTTGTAAAAACATCTGAAGGAGAATTAAAACAAGTATATGCGGATATTGGATCGGGTGATGAAAATGTAGAATCTGAATGGAAAACAATGATAAGACCAATTGTTTTGTCAGATTCGTTCAATTCACCTGAAATTGAAATGTATGATAAATTAGAAATTGAATTGAAACCATTAAGAGATGCTACTGTTGAATTAGCAAACTCTTATGAAAATTTTAGATTCTTTTTAAAATCATCTCATACATCTGAAGAATTTATTGATCAATGTGATATACTAAAAACATGTGGAAATATTGTAAAAGAATTATACAATGATTTTTTATACAAACATCAAATGGATCTTGATGTTGAATATAATGATTTATTTGATTTATATTTAGAAATAATTAAATCATTGGAAATAAAACAAGATAATTCAGAATGGTTATTAACAAAATCAAATAGTAATAGAAATTTTTTTCATAAATTTAGTCCAATAATTTATATTCCAAGATTATTGGTTGATAAATATTATATTTCACAATTAATTGGTCAAGTTAAAAATAGATTTATTCAATGGGAAAATATACAAGAATTATCTCATCAATTAAGATTTAGAAGACCAATAGAATCAACAGATTTCTGGACATTTGAATATGATTTTGATAATAAGGTTTGGAAACCATATCCATTGAATATAGAACATCATTTTCCTGATGTATATATCCCAACAGAATCAGATGAATCTAAAGAAATTGTTAATAGAATATTTAAAACATTTTTCTTTTATTCAGATACTATTAATGAATTAGACATATCAACAGAAATTGAAAAATCTTCACCTTCATGGAATGATGATGTTTTAAAATATGAAATTGATAAACGAGGAAATTATCAAGATATATTTATGGAGAAATTTTATTGGCTAGGAGTACGTTCAATCTATAAAGGAATATTAAATACAAAATATCGGTGGGAAGCTATTGAATATATTATAGATAATAAATCATATAATCGATTTAATCAATTATTTATTCAATCATCAGATCCTTATTTTAAAATGGGTTTAGCTACTTATTTAAAATCATCGAATAATGAATTTCCTTTTGATTATTCAGTAGATAAAATGAATGAAGCTATTAATAGTAATTTTATGAATTATAAAAAAATAACAGCATATGAAAATTATCTATATAAGACATGGAGTCCTCAGTATTTTGATTCAGAATTTACATTACAAGATACAAATAAAATTATTGAAGAAAATGTTTTATATAGACCGGACTATTCATTTGATATTGAAAGAATTATACCAATAATTTTTAATTTACAAAATGATATTAAAAATCATATAGGAAATCTTGAAATTGATGTTGATTGGATACTAAATAATTTATTAATTGAAGATTATGATTTAATTATTGAATTTTATACTAGATTAAAAAATAATTTATCAATAATACAATCTAATTCTGATAAATTGTTAAATGATATTAATAAATTGGACTTAGCAATTTATGGACATGAAGAAATTAATTCATTAATAAATTCCATTAAAATACATGAAGCATTGGTAAATGATATTAATACTTTATTATCTGATATTCATAATGATTCTGTAAGTAAAGATGTTTGTGAGAATAAAAAAGATATTCAGGATAGATTACAAATTGCATTGGAGAATAAAGTATCGTATGAAGTTGATAATATTTGTAGTATAATGAATAATTTCGATATTGATAACTTTATGAGAATTATGAATGAATTAAGTGTTTATAAAGTTTATAATAAAGAAACTGGCGAAAATGATATTTCATTAATTGGATATATAAACCAATTTGAAAATTCATGGGGTCATGATGTGAAAGAAAAACGTACTAAATTATTCAAATCAACATCTTTATTACATGCAAAATTTGATCCAGATAAATCATATACAGAAGAAGAAATTAATGATTTCATTGATACAGTATCAGAAGTTAAAAATGATTTAAATAATTTATCAAAAGAAATTAATAAATATTGGATATATTTTGATCAAAAAGAAGATAAAGATCTCTTAACAAAATTAGACAATGCATATGATGTTATTAATTTATTACAATTCAATATTGAAAGATATATGGAAGCTAGAATTAAATTAATAGATTCATTTAATTTAGTATATTCAATCTTGGAAGAATTTGAATCATTATATTTAGGAAATACTGAAAAAGAATTTGATAATAATATTAGAAATTATATTGATAAGATATTGTATTATGTATCATATATAGCTGGGAAAAATAATAGTGTAAGGTCTAACTCTGAATTATTAAATGCTATCAGTGAATCTAATAAATGGAAAGAATTTATTAATCATGAATTTGAAGTATTTGATAGGATATATTCCATTAGTAATGATACTAATGTGTTTGTTACATATGTAATACCATATCATGATATTTTGATTAGCTTAGCTAATTATCTTAATAGAGTTAATGAAGAATTTTTTGAAGTTAATACTCATCCAAATTATAGTGACTTTTATAAAATAAATGATATTGAAATAGTTAGCGGTGGAGTACTACATAAATTTGGTGACGAATTATTTATTCCAAATTTAGGTTTTTATAGAATTACTGAAGTAAGTGATAATATACAAAGAGCTACTACAATTGAATCATTGAATTATTATAATTGGCAATTGTTAAATCCTAAAGATAATTTAAATTTGTTTGAAGGAATTACAAATGGTGATGGTATTGGAATATTAGTAAAACCATTATCAGTTGAGCATATTTATTATACAGACGATAGTCTTGCTAAATCATATATTAGTGAGATTATTAATATATTAAATCAAATTGGTAAGAATCTTTCAAATCCAAATCGATATAATAATAAACATTTGGAATCTATACTTAATTCAATTTCAGTAATAAAAAATAAATGGGATATTATTAAAGAGAAATGTGTAAATCATATTCAACAGGATACTGTAGATTATGTTGATACATTATTTAGATCATTGGAAAGAATAAATAGATTGTGTAACACATATATTGATATTAGAAATAATATTGATGTTGATAGTATCATAACAAATATTGAATCATTGGTTACTGATAGTTATGAGTATGCTAAAACTAATAATAAAACTACTGTGGAATATAATTTTTATCATGAGAGATTTTTAAATAATTATTCTAATTTAAGTAATTTTTACAATAATGGAACTGATTGGAGTAATGGAGAAGAATTAATATCAATATTGAAAGATATTACATATGAATTACGTATTTATTATAATTGGGATATTGAAGATTTACATAAAGATGAATTTGATAATTTATTCAATTCTATTATTAATAGTATTGAATATGTGATAAATAATATTCCATTATTGTCAAAAGAATATAATCCGATATTAAATCAGATTGATAAAATAAATAGAGATATAGAAAAAAATTCTGATTTGTTTGAATTATTAAATCCTTATTATTATATTAAATCTTCAACAATTGGAAATAGTGGATCAGGATATAAAATTGGTGATATCGTTCAATTAGATTACGAGAATGATATAATATTATATCAAGTTAGAAAAATCGATACCAATGGAGAAGTTATTTCGGTAGCTCCAATTATGAATTATGCATTACCAAATCAACTTTCAGGATCATACAAAACTATAGCAAGAGTTGGAAATGGTAAAAAATTAATGGTTAATATTTCATCATCAAAAATCACATCATCCTTATTTACGTTATTATGGGATGAATCTTCCGATGAATATATTAATGATCAATATAATGAATCTGATTTAGTTAGATTTGATTTAAATAATACATATGATTTGAATACTTCATATGAAGTATTTATTGGAGGAAAACAAACATCTGATTTTATAATTCGTCATGCTGATAATAAAGATAAAATTTATATAAAAGCTAATAAAATAATGAATATCAAGAATAATTCAATTTATATTCCAGGAAAAGATTATTTTATTTATAAAATAAATGATTTTACAATTATAGATCCAGGAGCAGGATATTCAACTGGACAAGATATTTTTATAGATGGATCTGAATCATATGTGAAAGCAATAGTATCAGAATTAGATTCTACTCCATTTAAAGGAATTAAATCATTAGATACGGATGATACATCAATTGTGGTTGAAAAAACTAATCCTGCGATTATAGCTGGTTCAGTTATAAAAGATTCTGTCAATAATATTGATGATGAATATAATAATGGATATTATGATAAATTAACTTCGGATGGAATTGCCAAATATGCAATAAATGGTCCAGATAAAGAAGAATATACATATATAGCAAAACGATATGATGATTTGGCAATCGGTGACAGAAATAAATCATTTATATATCCAACAATAGACTGGAATAAATCAATCGGTGATCCAACATTTCACTGGCTGATTGGAAGTTCATACGATAAAGGTCATGAATATAATCGAATTGAAAATGTTATCGAACCTATTGATGGAATTATTCCATATGAAGATAGAATTCCGAATAATCAATCATTTAAAAACGAATTTCAATTTTTAAAAAGAGAAAGAATTTGTAATAATGGAAGTAATATGAATGGATATGTATTTGATAAATTACCATATGATACTGATGAATGGGAAGATGGAAATATTAATGATTGGATAATTATTGAAAATGATCCAAATTATGATGGACACAGAACAGCATACAGAATCAAAACATTTAGTGGATCGAATAGATATATTTATGATGATCCGATTATTGTTGATAATGAATGGAATAAATTTCATGTTGATTTTTATGATACCAATTCATACATTCATCAAATTAAATTATCTGATCTTAGTGTATATAATTATACATTGAAAAGATGGGAAAATTTATCAGATACTAATATATGGACATTGGAAACATTTGATTATGGATTTGATTTATTATACCATAATGATGAAATACATAATTATGATATGAGACTATATTTAAACAAATCAGCGTATAGTCAAATGAAAAATGAAAATTTAAAACGTAATGCTACTATTAGTATTAAATCATCAATAATAGATAAAGTTATTACTGATCCGATTAATATTTCAATAAATACAAATAATAAAGTTAAGATTAGAAAATTATTACCATTTGAACAGAGAGAAACGTTCATTCTTGGTAATGATTATGGATATGAAATTAACTTTAAATTAGCTAATTACATGCACTATAGAAATGAAATTCATTTAGAAGATATTAAAATATTTAATAAATCTGCTAATAGATTTGAAGATTTATCAGATACAACTAAGTTTGAAATTAGATTTAAAGATGATAAAGCTACTAATAGAGGATTTGAAACTCAAACAAAAATAGTTAATTGTGCTATTGCCAAAACGGGTGATGAATTTGTAAATGGAAATGTTTGGTGTTATAATCAATTCTATGATACACATGTATTTGGTATAGTAACGGCTGATATGTCAAATAATGGTAGTGGAATTTTAACATTTAAACCATTACATTTTGTGAATCCGCCTAAAGAAAATATTACATTACAATTCGAATGTTATCAAAGAGATTCTCAATCTCAAAAACAATGTGCTAGAATTAATATTGAATTTGTAACAGAAAAGATAGAAGTTTATGGAGATGGATATATTCATAATGTAACAAATAAATTAGCTCCTGTACCAGAAGAAATTAAAATAGTTTGCCTGTATGATTTATATGAGCCAATTGAGTATGAAGTTATCATATCAAAAACTTCTAGAGTTTATACATTTATAGATGACCATTGGATTATGAGTCCAACGATTCATATTGATGATTATCAAATTCCTTCAGATAGAATTTATTTGATGACAGAACAAGGCAGATATCCACTGGTAAATCCAAGTACTGGCAAACCATCATTATTAGTAAATGAAACTGAAAGTGGAACTGATATAACATTTTTGAATCTATACAAAGCATTTGATAAATTAGAATTTCATGTTGTACCTTATCCAATGAGATCAGTTTATACACAGCATTTAGTTCCTTCAAATGGATATATTGATTTAACTGGAAAACTGAATAAGCCATTAAATAAAAAATATTATGAGTTTTGGATGAATGGTAGATTATTAGATAACGAAGTAACAATAATAACTCCAACTAAATTAATACTTCACGGATTACAATCATTACGTAATTTTGAAATTGTTGAAATTAATCGTGATAGTAATGAATATTTTAGTGATAATTTTTTAGAAGTAGAATTCACAAAATATGATAGACCTCATTTAAGATATAATCTAACAACATATTTAGATGATGCTTTAACAGGTAATTTAGAAGGAGATAATTATACTTTAGAAGAGCAAGAGTATTTATTAACTCCAGTTTGGAAACAAGTATCTGTTGATAATGAAGAATTCAAACAGTATCCGATTAATACAAATAATGAAACAGATATACTTACTAGAGTTGAAGAAACTGATACATTGGATCAAATAACAGAAGCAACATATCAATATTTAATAATAAATACTCCAACATTAGAAGCTAAACCATTTGCTGATAGAAATATGACATTTAGTCAATTTGGATTTAAACCAATTACAGATGAAATGATAGTTGATATGTTAAATGAAGTTTGGAATGAAGAGATTGAAAATAATGTAATAGGTGAAAGATCTGTCATTGGTAATAATGAATGGTATGGATACGTAGTTAGAATGTTTAACGAATATGGAGAATTTGTTACAAATATATCAGAAGCTGCATATTTTATAACAGATTCAAATTATTTAAGAATTGATAATGTTGAAAAGAATGCTAGAATTATTATTAGAGAAAAAGAATATGATTTAGATTAAAAAATAATAATAAGTTAAATATAGTTGGGAGGAATCAATATCCTCCCGACTATATTATTTTTATACTTCTATAACTGGTTGATTATCCTCAGTATCGGGTTTACCAAATAAATTTATCATTTTATCAAGATCTTTAAAATCATTTTTTAATTCCTTTTTGTAAGGATCAGGAATTCCATCCAATAAATTACTATAATAATACTTTCCAAGCATGTATCCATGCCATTCGGCCATTTTAGTAAAATTGGGAAATTTTTTATCGATGTCTTTTAATAATTTATCATATTTCTTTTTTGTTGGTAAATCGTCAATGCTAGATTTAATACTTTTCAATTGTTTATGAATTTTATTAAATTTGGCTTCTGATTCTTCAGAAAGTTTATCATTTGTCATTGAAGTTAATAATTGGAATAACAATTTAGTTTTGAAATCTAATATGTCTTTCTCACTCATGTCAGATTCCAATAAATTTTTAATACATGTATCGATTGGATTATTAATTGGATCATAAGTTGCATGATGAATAATATCAAGTAAATTCATTTTTAAAAATCTCCTTTGATTTAAATTATTTATATATTAATAATATATCATTGAAGTTTAGGACAATTTATTAAAATCATGATAATTATTTAGGAAGGATGATTGTTAATGGATTGGAAATTAATATTAAATAATATTTGGGAGGCAATTGGAATACCAGTAGTGGTAAGTATTCTTGGAATATTATCATATATTGGTACAAAGATAGTTAAACAAATTAAAGGAATTATAGCAGCTAAAGTAGAATTAGTAGCAATATCATCAGAAAATCAAATTAGACAACAAGTTTATGGAATCTTAGATTCCACTGTAGAAGCAGCTGTAGCATCAAATATGCAATTGGCAAAGAAATTAAAGGAACGAAATAATGGTAAATTAGAAATGGATGATATTACAGAATTACAAAATTCTTGTAAACGTTTAGTAGAACAATCATTACCATCTTCATTATTAAATGAAAATTCATCAACATTGGAAATTTTAGGTGGAAAAGAAAAAATTAATTCCATGATTAGTACATTGATAGAAAAACATGTTTTTGGATATCATAATAAAAAATAATAATTATATTTAAATTATATTAAGTGAGAGGTATTAGAACCTCTCACTTAATATAATAATTTTCCATAAATTAAGAAAGAAGGTTTTATAATTGAAAATCGAAATATTAAATATTGATAAATTGGTAGATGTTAATTCATTAAAAGAAGTATCATCTCCTCATCTGTTTTCTACAAAGATGACTTTTGATGATGAAGGTATTCTATCAAATTCAATATTTGGATTAAGTAGAACTGATCGTCTATCAACATATGCATATATTGATTTGAGAAGACATTTTCTACATCCACACATATATCAAAATGTCATGAAGAATAGATTATTTAAAGATATAATTTATTTAGTTTCAGGACAGAAAAAATTTTCAATAAAAAATAATTATATCCAAGAAGATTCTGGTCCAGATGCGTGGACTGGTTTAGATGATTTATATGATAATTGGGATAAGATTGATTGGAGTGTAAGTTTATCTGCCGATACAATTAATAAAGATCTAATTACAAAATTGCCAAAAGATTTAGTATTTACAAACAAACTATTAGTTTGTCCACCTTCTTATAGAGATATCATGCTTTCTGGTACATTAGATTCTTCAGATTATGTAAATGAATTAAATAATTTATACACATCAGTAATTCGTAATGTTGCACTTCTTCAACAAGGTGGATTATTTGCAAGAAAACAATTTGCAACACAATCAAAAATACAATCATTGTTAGTTGATATATTTAACTATTTTAAAGAGTTATTGGCAACTAAACAAGGACTTATTCGTAGATCATTACTTGGTAAATCAACAGATTGGGGAGTAAGATCAGTTATTGCAGCTCCTTCATATAATCATGAAAGAATATCAGATTCTATGGTAAGTCTTGCAGAATCAGCAGTTCCAATTTCACAGTGTGCTTCTGCATTTCATCCATTCATAAAAGCTTATATTAAAGATTTCTTTATGAGATTTTTAATTAACAAACAATATGAGAGTGAATTTTTTGACCCGAAAACAAAAGAATTGGTTAAAGGATTAATTGTGGATCCAGAATTACAATTCTCCGATAAGAATATTAATAAGATGATTAATAATTTCATTCTAAATGCAGATAGTAGATTTGATCCAATAATGTTGAAAATGCAAAAAACATATGCTAATGGAAAGAAAGAAATTGTTGAAGTGTATTATAGATTTAAAGGTAAAGAAATTTTACCAAATAATGTTTATAAAGAATTAAATAGACCACTAACGGTATGTGATGTCATGTATTTAGCATGTTATCACACATGTAAAAATAGACATGTAATGGTTTCTAGATATCCAGTTGGAATTGATAAAGGTATGTTTTTTACGAAAATAAATGTTGAAACAACAAAAGAACATCAGCATATTTTATACAATGGAGGAGAATATAAATATTATCCCAAAGTACATGTTAATGTTCCAGAAGATGTTGCAAAATATTTTGGATTAGAAAAAGATTATAAATTTTCAGATGAGGATGTCGCAAAATATTTTATTGATACTTTAAAGGTTGCTTCGTCTCATCTTCGAGTTATGTCAGGCGACTAAACCCCTTGATACTATGTTTCAATGAAAATGGTCATGGTCATCTACTGTAGTAATACAGTATAAGAAAAAGTTGGTGAACGCTTAACAAGCGGTGTGATATATAGTTGATTATATTGCTAACGGTAGAAGTTATATAAGTTGGGATGAATCCTATGACAATTCATCTATTTAAACAAACGAATACACTTCGTAAGAGAACCTGAGGTCTTATAAATTATTTTATTTATAAGATAGCTGGTAATACCGTGTCAAGCTCAATATTTAAAAAAAATATTGAGAAGATGTAGAGACTAAAAAATTGAAGCAGAAATGAATCTGCTTCAATTGAGAGGAATATGGAAATGAAAACTATATTTCGTAGTGCCAACCTCCTATAATTTGATATTATAGGATGAAGAGATAGTCCAATCTTAATAGAAATATTAAGCTAAATAAAAAATATTAATCTGAATATTTTAATTCTGGTAATACTTCAAAATCAGAAAAATATTCATTATTTGTTTTATCATCTTTATCTAAATAATGTGACACTGAATTATGTAGACCTGTATAAAAAGCTAATGCTTCTGAAGAATGTTTTCTAGTTGGATTGAATTTTGGGTCATATTGTGAATTCAGAATATAATCTCGTTTTTCTTTATCAATATAAAATACAAACCAACCCTTATATGATAATGCAGAACGATTTACATTCTTAATCATATCTTTACTTGAATTCATGTAATCACCAAATAATTTCATAGATTCTGAAAATATAATTTTTTTCTCATTTAGATTAATACAAATAATTGGATCTGATCTAGTACGTTTATAATCGGCAGTCATTCTACTTCCAATTTTTCTAATACTATTTCCACCAAATACTACATTATATCCAAATTTTGGATCTAATGTTTTATATAAACTAATAAAATATTTTTCTAAATCATAATGAGTATCTTCAGTAGTTTCACATATTGGATATATAATAAAATTTTCAAATCCATATTTAACCATAGCTTCTATAATAGGTCTTAAAGTTTTTTGTGATGAACTAGTTTCACTTATAGCTTTATTGTAGTCATATAAATAATCAGTTGCACGTTTTTTAATTTGTGTAATTGGATCTTCATGAGCTGTTCCAACCCATATAGCATATGTTGCACCAATATAGCGTTTCTTATTAATTTTATTAAGAATACAATATATGCATCCAAAAGCTTTGGAACCAAATGGTATGCTATAAGCAGGATCAATTGGTTGATCATAAATAAAATTTTTTAATAATTCACGATTACGTTCTAATTTAGATTGTGATAATGACATATTAATACACATCTCCTCGTCAGTAATTTTTTAAGATTACATATATGTAGATGTGTTGTAATATTTTTATTTATAATATAAAATAATGACGGAGATACAGTATCAGTCAGAGGTATTTGGTCAGATGAAGCAAATGCTGAATGTGAAGAAATTATGAATAAAAAAATTAGCGGCTTAAACATTAATGGTACTAATGGTAAATTCGTAATTGTCGACACATTTGATTCTTCATATGAATTAACAAAAATTGATGATAAAATAAAAGCAGTTGATACATCGAAAGAAGATGTTGATAGATTATTAAATACAGAACCTGATGATATTACAAGATCTATGTTGGTTGAATTTTTTGCTGCAACTGTAGATATTACCAATGGTAGAAATGCAAATAGAAAAGAAAGTAAATATAAACCATGGTCAAAATTTATAGTTCCAGCAAATTATTTTTACGACGGACAACCAAAAATAGAATCTACAATAGGTAGATTCATATTCAATAAATTTGTATTACAAGGTTCAGGAACTATTCAAATTAGAAAGTATATGAATGAAACAGTTGGTAGTAAAATAAGAGAATTGGATGATCTCATTGGAAAATACTTAATGAATGATGACATAACTAAATCACAATTTGATGATTATATCAATCATCGTGATACATTGGTATTTTGGTTAATTGGTATATTATCCCATACGATTAGTGAAAAGATGAGTAAACCATTACCAGGAATGGAAGCAAAGAAAAAAGAATTATGGAAAAAATATGGTGAAAGAATTAATAATCATGATCTTGATGCAATGGTTTCAATGGTAAATGAATTAATTGACTATGCCAAAAAAGAATTAGAAGGTGATCCTGGTATGAATCAATATCTTAGTGGTAACCTTAATTTTGGAAATAATTATCGTAATAATGCAATTATGAGAGGTCCTGTAATGAATAAGATAGATGATAGATTTGATTTTGTTGATTCATCGTTAATGACAGGATCGGAAATCAAAGATATACCTAGTCAGTATGCATCAATATTAGCATCACAGTATCCAATGAGTATAGCAGTTAGACAATCAGGTTATATTGGTAAAAAATTATTGGCTTTATTACAAATGATGCAAGTTGATGAACCTGGTACTGATTGTGGAACAAAAAGAACAGTTCCAATCACTGTAAATAAAACAAATAAAAAAGATTTATTGTATTCATACATTAAAGAAGGATCTCAATTAAAATTATTAACATCGGAAAATATTGATTCATATATTGGTAAGACAGTTGAAATGAGATCACCAATGACATGTTTGAATGATAAAATTTGTAACAAATGTGCAGGTGAATTATTCAATAAATTAAATATACAAATGGCAGGACTTTTTAGTATACAACTATCATACACCTCTCTTAACTTGGGTATGAAGGCTAAACATGACTCGAGCATAAACTTAATAACCATTGATCCAGACACATTAGTTGAAGATATATAAAAATTCATAAATTAATATTAATAGATTCTCTATAATAGAGAATCTATTAATATTATTCTTTATCTTATAATTATATATTCTTTATATATAAAATATTATGAAGAAGGTGTAATTTATATATGAGCAGTAAAAAAATTCATACAATGGTTTGTGATAAATGTGGTAATTCATACGAAATTAGTAATAATACATATAAGGTTAGAAAATTTAGAAATAATCCAAATTTATGTTTCGAATGTATGAAAAAATATAAATTTGAAAAACAAAGTAAATTTTTAAAAAATCTATATACTGATCAATCAAAAAAAGAAAAGATGATCGAAAGATTACAAAATGGATTAAAAAATATGACAGATGAAGATAAACAAAGAATGAGAAAAAATCATAGTATAGCATCATTTAAAAGATATGAAAAATTGAATGAACATTATAAAACATCAATATCTATTAAAAATGCATATGATAATTTATTATATGATGATAGAGTAGCTAAAGAATTAAAATTTATTATTAACTATAATAATGGATCAATAGAATATACAAAAACTATTATAGAAAAATCATTAACTGATGTTAATGGAATAGAAGGAATCTTTATGAAATTATTATATGAGAATAATATTAAATTTATATATCAATATTATAATATTATTGAATATCCTGAATTTAATAATTTATTTCCATATAATCCTATAACCGGTAGTAATTATGTATCACCATTTCATAGATGGGATTTTAAAATATTAACAAATAAATGTGATATATTTGTTGATATAGATGGAAGTATACATGATAAAAATCAAACTAATAGAATAGTTACATTTACAAATAAACGAAAAGGATATTTATCTGATAAACAATCATTTGATGATTCTCAACGTAAATATCAAACTGATAATTTATTATCATATATTATTCAATGTTATAATGATATATTAAATATGAATAATAAAGTTATTAATGTTTATGATGATAATGATATTATTAGTTTAGAAGAATTTATTAATATGATAAAAGAATTAGTTTAAAATTTAAATGATATATTATATTTGTATATGGAATAAAATATCGTTTGAGTTATTACCATATATATTAAAATTCATAATAAATAATTAAGGAGGCTTTTATAATTATGCCTGAGATTAAAGTTGAAGCAGTTTGTCCAAAATGTGGAGAAAAGAATGAATTTCTCATTGATGTAAATGCTAAAATGTTATCTCCAAATGTTCGCTGTAAGAAGAAACCATTTGGGTATATCGCATGTTATAGATTTACAACCGATGAAATTTCACAATTTTTGATTGAAAAGGCTCGAAGCATTGTACCTAATATACGTGTGACAGTTATTCCACGATATACAGAAAAGAAACGTAGACATCATGATGATAATCTTCCAAGAGCTTCATATGCTTCATTACTAATAGCATTTAGTGAGGAAGCTATGGAAGATAAACAAGATTTTGGTTGGTATGGCAAGATTGGAGCAACAGGATCGAATATCAGATTTAAGAAAAGTCTATTTGATATTATAATTAAGAAATATGCCTATCGATTAGAAGATGTTGAATCTTGGCTAAAAGATTTTCGAAAGATGGAATATCTTGAAGAAACATTAGGTATGACAGAAGAATTTATCAGATCTATTAAAGAAAATTGTAGACCTAGATTGATAACTGGAAATGATGAAAAAGATTGGGTAGCATTTGCTGCCAGACCAGAATTAATTTTACAGGATATGCTAACTACAATTGAAACTGGTAAATTGGATGGAGAAATCAAAATCTCTGAAGTCAATCCAATTAGTAAAGATCTTGTTGAATATCTTGTATACATTATGCCGAAGCAAACAGTAAAAACACAAGATCCAAGAGTTGTTGAATTATTAAGTAAATAAAAATTTATTTCCCTATATACATCAAGATATAGGGAAATATAATTCTTATAATATTTTTTTTTTGAATAATAAAAAAGGAGATAATTGAAAATGAGCAGAATTTCTGGAACAGTTGAATGGTTTGATTTAAATAAGGGCTTTGGAGTAGTTCGTGGTGAAGATAATAAAACATATCGTTTTCGTTGGCGTGATATTTTAGAAGGTAGACTTTTTAAAGGTTTGAAAGAAAACGATAAGGTTGAGATTGAACCAGCTACTGATAAAAGTGGACGTGATGTTGCTAATGATGTTATATTAACTCAGAAAGCAACTTATTATAGATCTTCCGAAACATATAATTCATCAAATATGGAATCAAATATTGAACAAGATGTTGATTAACATACACAATCCTTCCTAAATAATTATTATAGAATAGATTTTATATAAAATCTATTCTATATTTTTTTATTAAGATGAAAACATAAATAGAAAGAGGAATGTAAAAATGCCAAGAAAAAAATCAAGTGCTGTTAAAACAGAAGTTATAGGATTAGATGGAGTTAAAACTGTTATAGAATCTGAAACAAAATCTAAATCAACTACTAAGAAAACAAAGAAATCAACATCAACTAAATCAAGTAAAAAAACAACTGTTAAAAAACCTTTTAAACAGAATGAAATAGATGTTGAAAAAATACCTGAAAGAGATTTGGAGTTAAAACCTAGAAAAGAATCTGATATTACAGAAGATGTAAAAAAAGTTGATGCTACCAATGATAAAGTATCAACAGATAAAGATGATACGAAATCTATTTCATATATTGATAAATTAGTTGATCAAATTGCTGATTTACTGATTAAAAAACTCAGTAATGTATTTATTAGAGTTGAAGATGCTCAAAAATTGGTTATATCAACTATTCAGAAATTAGCTATCGGTGAACTTCGTGCAGATGCTTCAGAAAGCACAGAATAACTTTTTTCATAATAAAAGCTTCTTAATTAAATATATAATTATAGATGGAACCAATAAAGGTTCCATCTATAATTATTCTTATTCATTAAATACACTAACAACTTTTTCATGAATATGATTTTCATCAATATTATTAAATTCATATTCATCATATCCTGCATATAAAGCATTTTTAAGTTCTTCGAGATTATCCTTTTCCCAATAATTGTTTATATCATAATATTGTTTTCCTATACAAATCCATTCATACTTTTCATTATTAATATTTATTCCACTAGAATTATCAATATCATATGTAAAGTATAAATCATCTCCAATAATGGAAAAATTACAATAATCATATTCTGTTGTTACTAACAAATCTCCTTCAGTAGTAATCTCAAATGATACATTAGGAGCATTATTATCAGTATGAATTAATAAATTTCCATTATCATCCAATTCAAATGTATTTTGAACATCAGCATGTTTTACTTTTTGATATAACCATATTGAATTATTTTCTTTACTAGTATCATTTATTTGCACATAAACAAAATCATCTGATGGATTTGTAAATTTATCACTCGGATTGCCTTCAAAAAATATTATTGGTGTAATATTAAATTCAGTAAAATATGAATTAGTATTTTCTTCAGATATTATTAAATTATCTAATTTTCTATTTAAACTTTCAATTAGTGAATTTAATATATCTGCAGATAAACGATGTTTATCATCAGAATTTTCATCTAATACATTAGTAAAAGAATTTTCTATGAGATTATTAGCTATAATATCTAGCATTATTTTTTTTACAATTTGAACACCTTTCTGATCTAACCAGTTATGTTCTGTAATAGCCATGATAAAATACCTCCTCAATTTTAAATATATAATATTAAATTATAAAGATTAACTTCTGGTTTTCTTGTACTATACACATATTGAGTTTGTGAAACTCTCATGTAATTAGGTTTGATATTTATATTTTATAAACAAAGGAGGATGATTTCTAATGCCAGTTGTAGAAAGAGGTATTGAATTATTACGAGCAGAAATCACTAATACAAAACCTTCTGAAAATGTTAACTATAAAGAAATATGGCCAGCAACAACAATAGATGCTGTTCATGAAGCAATGGATCTGAATAGTAAATCTTTACAAGATATTTTAGATGAAATCTATCAAAGTTTGGCATATAAACAAAAAATATTTCCAGCTAAATCAAGTAATTATCTTGTACAATATGGTGGAATAGAAGGAGCTATAGGAGCAGTTCCTATGACTCATACTATAGATGTTGATCCTGATTTATGGAGTGATGATAAAATTCCAACTGAAAAAGCTGTTGGAATGTTATTAACAAAATATGGTGTATTTGATGGAACAATATCAGAAAAATTATTATGGAAAAATATTATAAATAGACCAACTATTTATAGTGAATTGGGCAATGATGATTTTGGACTAATTTCACAATCAGGATTATCCAATATAATAAATTCATTAGCTGATAGATTAGATAATGATATTAATGATTTAAATACAAATTTATCAAATACATCGGATATATTAAATGATCATATCAATAATTCAGCTAATCCACATAATTTAATTCCATCATCAATAGGAGCGGCCAGTCAAGAAGATTTTGATTCACATATCAATGATTTTGATAATCCCCATTTTGTAACTAAAGAACAAATTGGATTGGGAAATGTTAATAATACATCGGATATGAATAAACCAATCTCTATAGCTACTCAAAATGAATTGGATAAAATTAATAGAATATTACGTGATCTCGGTATAAATGTCGAAAATTTTAAATATGTTGTAGATTTACAATATGATGTATTAAGTGGAAAATTAATATTTGTATTTAATGATAATACAACAGAATCAACTATCATTGGTACTGGAGAATTAATTGATGAAGTAAAATTTGACCAAGAAACACATGTAATGACTTTTATTGAAGTTTCTGGTAGAAAAATCAATATTGATTTATCATCATTATATGTAGAAGGATATACTTCCGATACTGTTGATATTGACATAGGTGAAAATGGTGAATTGATTGGTAATATTATTAATAAAGCAATTTCATCTATTCATATTAAAGATAAAGGAATTACTGCTATCAATTTAGGTGATGAATCGGTAACAGAAAGAGCAATTAAAAATTTTAGTGTTACTAGTGATAAATTAGCTGAAGGTAGTGTAACAAGTGGAAAGATTTTTAGTGAAAGTATTAGAGAAGGACATATTTCTTCGAGAGCTGTAACAGGAAATAAATTGTTTTCATCTAATCAAGATAAAAGCTTTTTATTTGTAAATCAACATGGAACAGATCCTGTTTGGTCTCCAATATCATCTGATATGTTATTGGATGATCTAATAGAAACTAGACATCTTATTGATAAATCTGTTACATCTGAAAAATTATCTGATGATATTGATTTAATAGGTAGACCAACAGTGAATGGAATACCAATTGCAGATCATGATTACGTTGAAGATTTAATTCATCAATCCGTATTAAACAATATTAATTTAGCTGATAGAAGTGTAGATGGAAGAGTATTATTTTCATCTAATATTAAGAATAGAATTCTTGGTGTTTATGAAACGAATCAAGATCCTGTTTGGGGTAAAGTTAATCATGAAATGTTAGATGATAATAGTGTTGGAAGTAATAATATAATTGATAAAACTGTTACTGAATCTAAATTTGCAGATGATTCTGTTTCAGCAAGAGTAATTGATAATGATTCTATATTACCAAGACATTTAAAAGAATCATCTGTTACATCAGAAAAAATATATAAAGCTAATGAAGCTGATATGGTGTTGGCTTCGGATTCAACACTACATCCTGTTTATTCTAAAGTAACAGAAAATATGCTAGCTTTAGAATCAGTAAATACTCAAAATATTAAGAATCAATCAGTTACGTTGGATAAAATTCAACATTCAGATGATTCATATTCTGTATTAGCTACTGATTACATGAGTACTGATCCTAAATGGACTAAAGTATCTTCACAAATGATTAGTGAAAGTGCTGTTACTAAAGATAAAATATACCCTGCAAATAATGATAATGTTGTGTTAGCAGCTCATAATAGAAATGATCATCCAGAATATATGAAGATAAATTCTGATATGGTAGAAGATGAATTTCTTCAGGATAGACATATTCCAACTGGAAGTATTAAACGTTATCATTTAGATCCAGAAATATTCGAAGTACCGGAAACTGAAATAATTCCTGATTCAGAATTAGTTCAAATGAAACGTACATGGTTTCATGACGGATCAAAATCAATGATATTAACAATTGGGAATGATGATAATGATATTCCTAGATGGAAAAAATTAACATCTGATTTCATTAAAGATAATGGTATTGATTTAGATAGATTACAAAAATCAGAATTTCCAAATAGAATAATTGGTGTAAAGAATGATACTGATAATCCTCAATTTTTATTGTTGCAGAATGATATGATTGAAGATCAACAAATCAGTTCATCTAAACTATTACCAGATTTAATTTTATTTGGTTCACCTCATCTTGAAGAGCATCCTGATAAATTTTCCAATGATGGAACAATTGCTGATACCAAATGGGTAAACGAACGAATCAATGAAATAACAGGTATTGATAAAATTGATATTAATGTTGATAAAGTAGAAGATCATTCAATTCCATTATCTAAATTAGAGATTACTGAAGATAAACCAAAAGTTTTAGGTATAAAAAATAATGATGTAGAATTTACAACTATATCAGAAGAAATGATTGATAATTCTGCAGTTACCACAAATAAATTACAAAGAGATATAAATTTATTAGGCTCTCCAACTTTAGATGTCAGACCTTCTCCAGAATCATCAGATGAATTAGGAACTGGTAATGAGATTGTTGATAGTCAATGGGTAAATGATAAATTAGTAAGAAATGGTGCAGAATTTTATGAAAAGTTACAAGCTAAAATTTGTTGTTTACAGCCACCAGATCCTGAAAAAATAGATGCAAATCATTTACGTATACAAAGAATCACTGAAGAAGATCTCAATAAAATATTGAATGATGAGATCAATCCTGCACCAAATAGTCCAACATTTGTTGATTATAGTAATAAAATTGGACCAATACAATATGATCAAATTAAAGGAATTATACTTGGAGAAATAGAACCTTTACCATCTAAACATTATACTGATGATAATTTAGAAACTACATTTGTATCCATAGATGAAAATAAATTAATTAGAATTTTAAATAATGAAGAAGAACCTGAAGAAGCTGATAATAATTATTATGATATTTATAATGGATATCGTGATAATGAATGTATGTGTTTTGGAAATAAAGATTATTCTTTCATTACATCGATAAAAGAAGAAACTATATTAGAATTGATGAATGGAATATCGATTCCTTTAACTCCAGATAATATAATTTATAAAGATAATGTATTTTCTTCAATTAGTAGACAATTGATTCATGATATTATAAATGATGATGAATTGAATATAGATTATATGGAAGATGTTTTAATAAATAATCAAGTAATTACACCAATTAAAGAAGAAAGACTATATGATATATTATTAAATAATTTTGAATCTGAATTTACTAAAGCTGCTGATGTTACTTTATATGAAACATATGAAAAAGTATTTGAAGGTTATCCATTAATGGATAATTCTGTTATCACATCATTTATTCAAGATAGAGCAATTACAAGTAGAAAATTATTTACATCAATAGAAGATAATATGGTATTGGCAGTAATAGATGCAAATTCTGATCCTGTATATACTAAAGTAACACATGATATGGTAGATGATTGGATTATTAAAACTAAATTCATTGAATCATCTAATACTGATAATGTGATATTGGGAGTTATTAATGCAAATGATGAACCTCTGTGGATGAAAATTAATCATAATATGTTAGAAAATAATTCTGTTCATACTAATAATTTATTAGATGAATCTGTGACGAATGATAAAATTCTTAATCATACAATTAGAGAAAACAAATTAGCGCAAGAAGAAATGATTAAAGAAATTCATATATATGATAATTCTATTACAGAAAGAAAAATAAAAGATAGAAATATTACTGGAAGTAAAATTGCTAGAGATCAAACTATTCCATCATATACAAAAGTTGAAGAACATACAAATTATGAGAGAAGAAGTTTACGTAACACAATAATATCAGCTCATAATCCAGAAGAATTTTGTATGGGTGATATCTGGTTCCAATTATAAAAAAAAAATAAAAAAAATGGAGACTCTCTTTTCAGAGAGATCTCCTTTATTAATTCTTTTTAAAATTTTATTTCTGGTCTTTCATTTCGCAAAGCATAGCTCTAATTCCTTTCTTTAGGAAATAGGCAATTTTTTTTGCAAATAATTGATCGACATGATCTTCAAACGATTGTGTGTCAGAATTGAGTACAATTCTCGAGCATTTCGACAGAACAACATAGTTGAAAATTTTCCAATTAAACATTTCAACCCTAATTCCCCATGCCCAATCGTCTTTCATTGGCATGAAAGTGAACTTGTATCCCTTGCGAGATTTTCTGAAAATGTCTCTTGTTTTGTCCCAAACAATCAATTCTGTATGACCACAGTCAGAAACTCTGAGATGTGCTGAAAATTCGTTGAAGTCGTATGTGTTGATGTTGCATTCTTCACCTTTGTGAGCGAAGTTATTCATTGCGCCTATGACATTTAATAATGAATTGTTATTAATCATTAACAATTCCCCCTTAAATAAAATTTTAATAATATTAAATAATTTCTTATTCATATTATCACAATTATAATATATACTTATGACATCAAAATATACGATATATTTTATTAGGAGGAATTTATTATGATTTTAGAATTTGCAGATGGAACACAGTTAGAAGTATTAATCATATTTGGAGAACCTATAGTTGGTGATGATGAAATAGAACGCGATAATTTGACAATTGATGTTGATCCATCAGTTGCAACATTAGAACAATTAGAAGAAATATTTAAAGATCCAAATAAAACAGATAAGTTATACACATATGTCAATAATGGTGTAGAAGCTAATGCTAAAGTAGAAATTGGAGAAGGGTATAATAAATTTATTTATGCAATTAATGAAGATAAGTTAGTTAGAGAAATTCCTGGAAAAATTACACGTAAAAAATTTCAGAATGTTAATAGTGTTAGAATTGCACAATTAACATATGATGAATATTATCCAGAAAATGAGGATTAAAAAATATGAGTGAAAGACTTAATGTAAATGGAGTATTTAGAGAGCCTCCTGAAGTAGCATCATTAATAAATGGCGTTTGGAGAAAACATAAAAAAGTATTTGCTAATATTAATGGAGTATTTAGAAATACTTTCAATAAAGAAGAAAAACCTTTTGTATGTAAAGGATTTATTCTTCGTTACAAGTTAAATAAATTTAGAAAACATCCTGATTTTCCGAATTTAAAATATAATAAAAACATTCCTGTTAATTTCCAATTAACTGAAGATACTACAACGAATAATGATATAACTGCAAAATCAGTTATATTTGAATACAATAATCAAAATTATCCACAAGAAGGAACTGTAATGTATGAAGGAAATCTATACATAGTTACATTAGCAAATGAAGAAATTGATGTTGCTGCAATTCCGATAGATTCCAGATTACATGATCAAATAATTACTATTAGTTATGAAACTATTGATGAAAATTATGGATATGAAATTCATGGATGGAATTCAATATTTTCACGTAACCAATTTTTACATACTTCTGGAAAACCAGATGTAATTAATCAATATCATAATAGAGTTAATGATAAAGTATTATCTCCAGTTTGGAAACGTGGTTCAGATTATAATGTTACCTGTGATATTGGAATTGCTCGAGATATGACTCATCCGGATAAAAATATGATTGGTACTAGAGGTCATTTAACTCACACAATTTATGATATTAAATTTAATAATGAATCAAAACCTTTTATTATTGAAATAAAATAATAATGATATATTGTAATTGTACAGATCATATAAAAAATATAAGAGAGACGAACAGGTCTCTCTTATATTTAATATTTTATTGTAGTTATTAACAAGCGAGATGATTTTAAAAATGAATGATAATAAAAAATTAGTATTATTAGTAGATTTTAATAACTTGGTATTCTGTTCACATTACACAAGTCCACAATTAAACAAATATGGAGAACAAGTAAACACAATAAAGAATTTCTTTTATAAGTTAAGAAATTTTAAAGATAACTTTAATCCAGATTATATTGTATTTGCATCTGATCTTGGTAGATCAAAAACATTTCGTAGAAAATTATATTCCAATTATAAAGCACAAAGAAAACCAATTGATGAAAATATTTCAAAGCAAATGGCAATTATAGAACAATTATTAATATTGGCTGGTTTCCCAATATATAATAATAGTGAATATGAAGCTGATGACATAATAGGTATGATTTCAAAATATTGTGATGAGAATAATATGAAAGTTTTAATTATATCTTCGGATAGAGATTTATACCAATTAATATCTGATAATGTATTTGTATTATCTCCAAAAAATAATGAATTAATTGATAAACAGTGGCTTTATGAAAAATATCATTTAACTCCAGAACAATGGATTGATTTAAAAATCCTTCAAGGTGACAGATCAGATAATATTCCAGGAATTTATGGTATAGGAGAAGTTACTGCATTAAATCTTATAAAAGCATTTGATAGTATAGATAATATTTATGATAATCTAAATAAGATAGTTGAAAAGATTAGAAATTTACTTTTGGATGGAAAATCAGATATTGAATTAACTAGAAAATTAGTTACAATACTTAGAGATTATAATATTATAAAATTTAACGAAGATATGTTAAAACGTAAAGAAGTATTAGTTAATAATATATATGAAGTTTTATTGGAACATGATATCACATCTTTAAAAGATTTATTTAATTATTCTATATTTATGTAAAAATATCCCACTTTTGATTAATATCTTATATTATTAATTTAATGAGGTGAATATTTATGGCAATACAATTTTTAAGAGAATCAACACTAACAAATTCTGAAATATGGAATGGAATAAATAATCTTGGTGGAAGATCTGCTAAAGAACGTGCAATAGAATTAATTAAAACTTGTAAACATTTAAGTTCTGAAGATATTGAAACATCTTATCTTACATTAAGACAAATGAGTGATAATTTAACACGAGCTGGAATTAAAGCATTTGATAATGGAAAGGTTGTTTTAGTTTATAATCCCAATCCTAAAATATCTTTAACTCAAGCAATTCCATTTCTAACGTTTAAACAATCATCTGGATATGTTACTTATATCTTTGCTGATAGATTTATAACCACTAGTAGAGATGGAATATTAAATATTCAAGCAGCTATCTTGAGAGATTTTTTAATATCTGGAATCATTAGCAATGGAATTAAAAATGATTATAGAAGATTATCAAGTAATCAATTTTTAGCAAAAACTTTTATGGAAATATACTCTAAATTATTTATGAGAGTAATTAATAGAGAATATTCCATAGGAGCAGATAAAAAGTTATTCGATTCTGTCCAATACTGGATAAATCGATTTTTTTTGGAAAGAGTATTTGAATCAGCTGATAATAAAGAAAACATTGAAAAACTTTGTACTAGTACATACAGATATGTTGATGAAGTAACAGCTACACAAAATCAACAAATTTATGATAAAGCTAATGTTGAAAAATTATCTCATCTATTGGAAATAATTAATAATTCAACTCCAAGAATGAGAACTCTCCAATTAGGAACGTTTTTAAACGCTTGGAATAATTTTTACTATTCACCAGCTTTATTAGCCGCTGATAATATTGAATATTTTATTTTCATGGTAATTGCTTTATTAAGTGGAAATAATATAATTAGTGTTACATCATCTGATGTTGTTAAAGATTCAAAGGGAATAAAAAATATAAAACCTGAATTAGAAAAATTAATATAAAAAATAAATTAATAATATTTATGGGAGTTCCTTACGAACTCCCATAAATATTTATTGATCAAAATCCATAAGATCAATAGCACATGCTAGTCGATCTCCCATAACCATTGTAAAACTGTCTGATAGTATTTCATCAGAACTGGCTTGCCTTATAACACGTTCAATTGTTTCATCGAACGTTTCATTTTCCAATTTTTTCTTATGGAAAACTTTCTCAACTTTAAATAACCTTGTGTTGAGAACGTTTGTCTTCTCTTCTGGCTCTGCATACAAATCAGATTTATATAATTTGATTTGATATTTCGAAATTCGTTTGAAGATTTTGAATAACATCAATTCTTCTTTATCGAAATTCATATATTCGATATTGAGGGACTGAAGATCTTCTTCAGCATCATCTGAAAAGTAAATCTTGTATCCCGTCGAGTCGCAATTTGAATAGCGAATAACAACCTCCTTCAAATTCTGTCGACGTTGATGTGCAATGTTGATAAACTTATTCAAAATTGTTTGGTAGACATCGTCAAATGTCACCGGTACCCAAATTTGTTTTGATTCAAATTTGTTGATCTGAACATCTGATAATTCTTCAAGAAACTTTTTGAGTTTCATTGCGCTTTCGTGGTTTCGTATTGATAACGAAACCTTCGTTATCCCATTTTCGAAAATATTGAATCTGTTCATAATTACATTCTCCTTTGTATTTGAATTTATAATAAAGAATAATATTGGAGGTTGTCAAAACCTCCAATATATTCTATATTAACATATAATTGATAGTACCATAAATCTTTTTGTATGTATTACCAGTGTTGAAAAAATCATCTTTAAGTTGTTTGCGAACTTTCTTCGCAGCTTGTCTTTTATAGAAGCCACGAAGTCCAGTTCTTGTGCCTCTGATGTATATTCCACTTCCTAATATGTTTGGAAGATAATCAACTGTTGAATGTTTCCCATCTTTTGATGTGAACCATTTACTTCTATAGGTGTAAAAATTATTAATATTATTGAATAACTTTGTTTCCTTTGAATTCTTTTTCATTTTTCTTGTATACTTATTTCGTCCAAGCTTCGAATGTTTTTCATTTGGACATGAATTTTCCTCAAGAATATCCAATTCTTCAAAATCATCAAAGAATAATTCATTAGTAATCATAATAATTATTACTCCTTTCTATTTTTATACATATATAATATATAATCATAATCTAGGTCATTCTATAAATAACCCCTTCGATCCACCAAATAATTAATTACTGAATTATATAATATTTTACAACAGAAGTTGGTGACTTTATTATGCCACAAATAAAAACTAAAACAAGTACAGCAATGAATATAATAAATAATTCATTATCCATGACAGGTATGGCATTATCAAGTTATTTTACAGAGGCTATGCCTAATACCGTTAACAATGCAAAAGGATTGATGAATAGTATTAATAAAGGTACTGAATTAATTGGACAAGGATTGAAACAAACAACTCAGATTTATAGAATGATCACACGAGAATTAAGTTTTAGAAAAATTCTAGGTTGGTTCACAAAGGAAGAATCTGAGTTAGATGATTTTGGTTTGGGTGATTTTGAAAGCAATTTTTCAATTGATTCGACAGATGATTCTGAAAATAATGATGAATTAGCAAATGTAACTATTACAGAAGAAGCAAAATCTGCTAATAAAATTGCTAAATCAGTTGTTTCAAGTTCTCATAAATTAGCTGAAACATCAATTGCTGCTTCAGCAACTATGATAACTTCAATTGATTCTCAAACTAAAACTATAGCTGAAGGATTCTCACAAACTAATGAAATTTTAAATAAATTATTAGAAATAACAACTAAAAATACTAGTAGTTTGGTTGAAGCTACCATAGCAGCAAATGCTCTAAATAATAAGAACCAAGATGTTAGTGGTCCTGATAGACATACTGATGCTTTCCTTGGATCTGGACAATTTAATTTCGATAAGTATCAAAAAATATTACAAGATAATTTATATAAAAATCCTACGATTGCTCAGATGCTTGGTTCATTACAAATAATAAGTACTTTTCTAGATAATGATCTAGCTATGAAGCAATTTCTCAGCAGAGACTTTTTGGTTAGTAGTGCTTTTTCATTGGGAATGAATCACTTCTTACCAAACATTGGAAAAGTTATGGGAGAGCTTGATAAGAGTCTTAACCAGGCTATTATGGATGGACTTCTTGCACTTGGAAATTATGGCAAGAATGGAAATGGCGGATTATTAAAAACAATAGCAGGTATTTTTGGTATAGATCCAGAAAAAGATTCATACGCTCCGAATAGAAAAAGTATTGAAGTTGGACCAGTACCATTTGATGGGATTACTAGAGAAGCTATAGTCAATACAATTCCAGGCTATCTCCAACAGATTTTAGTTGCTCTCGGTGGGAAAGATGTTAAATATGATTATCAGAAAAGAACGTTTTCTACAGCAGATGAAATGCGAAAAACCATCATGATGAATTTAACAAATACTGATACCATGAGTTCTTTATCTGATACTTTAATAAATGCTATAGCTGGAAATAAATCTGGATCGATTAGTAAAAAAGATAAATACATTACTGAAATGCTAATGCAATCATTAATGAATGAAATGGATTTATCCAGTACTATTGGAGAATTTAATGATCCAAGAAATCTGGAAAGATATATTCGTACAACCGCATTAGGAAATGTTGATATTGATCCCGTTCTCCAAAGAGCTATCACATCATTTAGTGGAAGAGTTTCAAATACATTAGCTAACGCAGATGATGCATATTTTGATTTGTTCAAAAGTGTCCAGAAACAAAAGTTAGAATCAAATAGCTTATTGGATGCTGAGAATATTAGAGAAAATATATATGATATTGATACAAAATGGATTTTTGATAAAAATCAATCTAATGATATTGGGAGAAGACTACTATCATTACAAAATGGAGTCGTATATAAAGAAAATCAAACAGAAGAAGAGAAAGAAAACTCAGAAAATATATCTCCCGAAAAAATATCATTCGCTGATTCATTACTTAGTCCATTAGATTATATTAGTAAAGCATTATATGAAATATATAGAAAAATAAATATTGGTATCAATGTATTTAAAGTTGGAGAATATTCCAAAGGTGAAACAGGATACAGAACTAATGAATTTGATACTAATAATTTATTGGATACACCTGAAGGATATCATCCATTAACAATAACTCGTGTTTCATCATCATCTACTTTAGCAACAAATGCCATTAAAACAGTTAGAGATCTGATGATAGATGAAGAAGAAAATCAAACAGAAGAAAAGACTCCAGAACAAATTACGGAAGAAAGATGGAAAGACAATAAATCTGATCCATTTGAAATGTTTGAAGTATTAAATAAAAATAAAATTAAACAAGAAAATGAAAGAAATTTATTACTTAATGCAGATGGAGAAGATCTAAATGTTGGACAACGATATGGAAGATTTGCAAAAAATCATTTAGGTAAAATCTTCGGTGCTTTAATGCAGGGAAACTCAGATAAAACCAAGAGAGAATTCAGAAATATATTTAAACAAGTTAAAGAATATTGGAATGCTGATGGTAAAGATGAAATATTCGGAAATAATACATTTAAAGGTTTTGGAACTTATATTGACAAATACAGAGGACCTCATGAAGCAACTGATCAACTTGTAGAACAAGAAAAAGAATATGCTAAATTATTTGATACTTATCAGAAAGCTGCACTAACATATGATTCGTTTGCTAAGAAATCAACAGAAAATATGACTGAAGAAGAATTAGATGATAGGAATAAAACATTAGAAGAATTAAAACAAAAGTTTCTTGAAGCGAAAACTACTGTTGAAAAATCATTTGAAGAAGCTGGACTTAGTGAAGCTTTTGAAGTTGATACTACTAATACAAAAGAACTTAAAGAAAGTAAATCAAAAGCTGTTTATAATAATTTTTTAAAATATTTAGAGAATTCATTAATTAATGATTTAAGTGCTAGTAAAATAGATGAAACATCATATCAATTTGATGATAGAGTTGCAAATATTGATAGCTTAAAAGATTCAATTAGTGAATTAGGTGATGAAGATGAATTTCAAGGACTTATTAATTTAGCCAAATTTCAAAAAGGTACTTCTATATTTAATAAAAAACAAGGTGGACCCGAAGATTTAACAAATCCGTTGGATAAAGAAGCTATTGTAACTTCTACTCCTGGGTATAGAATGTTTGATGGAAAATTAGATTTTCACACCGGTACAGATTTAACAGCGGCTGATGGATCAAAACATACACCAATTATTTCACAACAATCAGGAATTGTTTCTGATATATTGAAAAATGTTCCAGAAAATAATGGTGACTTAGATTCATATAAAGGAAAATATCCAAGTACAGGTAATTTTGTAGAAATACAATCTAAAGGTGGACCCGAAGATACAATATCAACTTCATATATGCACATGGAACCGAATTCTACAGATCTCCAAATTGGTGATAAAGTTGAAGTAGGAGATATTATCGGAAGAACAGGATCATCGGGAAGATCAACTGGAGATCATTTACACTATGAACAAAATATACTTCCATCTGGTGGACCCGAAGAAGATGAGACGAAAACTTCTGCTAGTACTAGAGATTATGTTATTTCACAAGCTAATGAGCAAAAGAAATTAAAAGAAGAAGGTAATAATTTAGAAAAAGATACTGATTTTAAAAAACTACAAAAATTAGCTATAGAAGAAGGTTATAGAAGAGCATCGGTTAAAACTTCAACAATCACTGGTGGAATACTTGGATTAATTATGGGAGGTCCACTTGCTGGTGTAATTGCAGCTGGTATTGGAAATTTAGCTTCACGAATAAATGTAGATGATCATGTATCAACTCTCTTATTTGGCGAAAAAAATGCTAAAGATAAAGATGGTATTTTAAAACCTTATACAACGGCTCTAAAAGATACAGTACTTAATGGAGTTGGAGATATTCTTAAAAATGTTGGAGTTGGATTATTTAATTACTATATAACACCATTTAAGAATTTGGGTCAAGTTCTTTATATGAGAATGCTTTATGGTAAAAATGATAAAGAATCTATATTTGATAAAATCCATAATGCATTTGGTTTTGCAGCTGGAAAAGTTCGTGATGTTTTTGGTACAGCACTAGATGAGATTAAAGATCATTTTAAAGGAATTGGTGAAGGTTTTACCAGAATAAAAGATTGGTTTGCTGAACAATTTCCCGAAGTAGGTAAATTTCTTACAAAAGCTAAAGATATTCTTTTATATATTCCTAGAATGATAATGAGTGGAATTGGTAAAGCTTTTGGTGGCATATTTAAAGGAATTGGAAAATTTCTTGGATTAGATAAGTTTAAAGAAAAAGGTTTACTTGGTGGATTATTTGGTGCTGCTGGAACTATTACTAAAAATGTATTACCATTAGCATTATTTGCTGCAAATCCATTATTGGGTGCTGGACTAATGGCTACTAGATTTGCTGCTAAGAGAATTGGTAAATTTACCAAAGGTAATGAAGAAGGAACTATTGACGCAAATCAAGCTATTAGTGGAGAACAACCAGTTGAACAAATAAGTTTAGAAGAGTCTGATAATAATTCACAGGAAGCTATTTCTGATAATGTTGCTAATGTCAAAGAATCTGTTGCTCCATTACATGAAGATATTACAAAATTAACATCTACGTTAGAAAATGTAACAGAAGAAGTTGTGAGTGCAATAGAAGGTAACAAACCAGAACCAATTAGTGGTGGACCTAAAATAAAGATATCTGCATTAATGAATAAACAAAATATTGGTGGTCCTGCAACTGAAAATAATGAAAATGAACAAGCAAGAGCAGTTGCATCATTAGCGGGTCAAGTTATCGGGGCAGAAGATGGATTGGATGCAAAAGCTGCTCAGAATGTTACACAAATGGCTCAGAATCTTGCTAGTAAACGTACATCAACTTCTAAAATGCTTTCGTTATTTAATAATTTCGTAAGACATTCTAGAACGACAAATATGAATAAACAAGATAATTTGAAAACTAATGCTATTGTGCAAGGAATAAGTTCAATAATGGGATGGTTTGGAAAAAAAGATAATAAAAAACAAAAACAAGATGGTGAAGAAAAATCATCATTATTTAGTAATATAAAGAATATCCTAACTGGACCTTCTGGATTAAGTTTCTTAGTAGGATCTGGAACATTGGGTAAATTTTTCTTAAAAAGTGCTGCTATTACATATGGTATGAAAAAATTTGCTGAATGGGCAGGTGATAAGAAAAATCTTGAATCACTAAATAAATATTTACCAACAAGCCTAGTTGAAAATCCAAGTGAACTTATCGGAGATGTAGCTATTTTAGGAACAGCTTCTTCGTTAGGAGGACATCTTGGCTTAGGCGCTGCTACTATTGGGCTTGGTTTCAAAAATGCAATTATAGGTTTAAAAAATACTTGGGGATCTACTAGTAAAAATTGGAAGGAAAAGATAAGTGCATCATTTGATGATATTGGATTTGGTGCAGCTGAAGCAGCTATTGGTGGTATATTATTAGGTATACCTTATAGTTGGCCTATTTTAGGAGGAGCATTAGCATTATTGGGAGGTCGAAAATGGATTAGTGAACAATTAGGATTAAGTGTTCAAGAAACAGCTGAAAGATATGAAAATCGTAAAGAGGAAACTACTAATAGTGATGGTACTCGAACAAAGACTGGATTAAGAGATGACCTACTTGGTAATGCGTCGACACAAAGAACAGCTGGTGATATGTGGGTAAATGGTGTTCAACGATACGAAGAAAAAAATTTAACTGGAAAATTTAAAGAAGAATTATCATATGATACAGATTACAAATCAGCAAATTCCAATTTAGAAAAATATAAAATTGCTATGGATAAATTAGTAGCAAGAGCACATATTTCACTTAAACATGCAAAATCACCTGAAGATAGAGCTACTATAATAAAACTTCATCAGGATGTTGCTAAAAATTTATATGAGCAGAGTTTATCATACTTTGTTAGTGATAGTGATAAAAAATTATTTAGTAATGAATTAACCAAAGCTCAAACTGCAATTAATACTAAAACTGTTACTGATGAGACAGGTAATGTTGATCAAATTCAGGAATTTTCTAATGATGAATTAAATAAACTCTATTTATTTAAACCTAATTTATATAGATTACCAAATGGAATGTTTTTCTTAGTTGATGATAGACCTGAATACAATCATGGTGGAACAACATTAACTACTGATTTTTATACTCCTATAAATGGTTCATATGGATCATCCGCTTACTATGATAATGCTCCGGCTCATAAATTATTATCATCTACTGCAATACCTAGAAGAATGTTTTTTGAAGATAAAGCTAAAGTGATTAAAGATCAATTACAAAATAAATATAATGAATATAATAAATTGCTTGAAAATTCAAAATATCAAAAAATACATGACGATAATAAAAAACATCAAGAAGAATTACTAAATGATTTTCTGTTAGATCATGATTTATCTATAAATGATGTTAAAGATATAAAATTATATGATGATGAAAATAAATTAAATTTATCTAATTTTGAAGATATTGGTGGTTCAGATGAAGAAAATTTAACTAACATAAATTATTCAAATTTAAATAATCAATATTCATATATGGATCAGGATTATAAAGATCGTCTTGCTAAAAAATGGGGATTATCACAAAATGAACAGCCATTACAAACTTCAAATACACCCAAATCTATTATACGATTAGATGATTCTAAGAAAACTAATATCAATACTATTTCAACTACTAACACTACTAATATAGAATCGGAGAATAAAGAAGAACCAAAACAAGCAGCCGAGTGGGGTTGGCCTCTCTCACAGAAATTAAAGATTTCATCACCTTATAGATCATCTGATCGTCCAGATCATGCTGGTATTGATATTGCTGGTATACCAGATAATCTTAAAAATGCATTAAATAATGATCGTTCTAAATCATCTGGAATTGGAGTATTATCTACAATATCTGGTAAAGCTACAGTAGTTCATAATAATGTAAAAACTGGTTATTGGGAAAAACGTGGAGAGAAAAAACCATATGCATCATTCCCTGATTCTGGAAACTATGTTAGACTTATATCTGATGATGGGAAATATGCTGTTTCATATATGCACTTAGCACCTAACACAATTCCATCTGGTCTTGATGGTAAACATGTTGTACCTGGACAAAAAATTGGTGAGTTAGGAAATACAGGACATTCATCTGGTCCACACCTTCACTACCAGATTAATATGAAGGGTGCTCCAAAACCTAAAAATGCAACAAAAAATACAGCATTAGCATCACACTATGGATGGGATATTAATCCTCTTGGAACAATTAATTCAAGTTTGTATGATCCTTCATTGGAAAATTATAGTGCTCCTGCTAAAGATGATAATAATTTATTGGGTGGATTATTTGGTTGGATAGAAGATTTGAAAAATAGATTTTTGAAAACAAGTGGATTAGGTGCTTTATTATTTGGAATGAATTCAGATGATGTTAAAAATGAAAATGGTGATAAAAATACAAATGAACAAATAATTGCAGGAATACCAAAAACTCCAAAAACTGTATTTTCACCTGTTAGTAATAATAGTAAAATTGATACATCTAATTTAACAACTAAAATGAAAAAATTAATTAATGAACATGGTCAATATATAATAGAAACGGCCAATAAATATAATTATCCAGTAAAAATATTATTGGGTCAAATTGAACAAGAATCAGGTGGAGATCCAAATGCAAAAAGTCCTGCTGGTGCAAAAGGATTAATGCAATTTGTTCCAAGTGCTGCACGTGATTATGGAATAGCCGGAAGAGAGTATGATCCTAGAGCTAGTATTGATGCTGGTGCTAGATATATGTCTAAAAATATTAAAAATTTTGGTAATTTATCGGATGCCTTAATGGCATATAATTGGGGACCAGGAAATGTTAGATCATATATCAAACGCGGAAGAACATTTATTAAAGTGATTGATAAAAAAACTGGTAAACTTAAAGATAGTCCTCCAGCTGAAGCACGAAATTATGCACCCAGTATAGCAGCAAGAGCAGATAAATATCAAATTGAAATTGGTGGCCCAGATAATGAATATGAATCAATGTTTGATATTGGAGGTCCAGGATTTGATTGGATGGATTTAGTATCTGGAACAATAAATAATTTTGTTCAAACGGATCGTGATAAACAACAAAGAATTGATAATGAAGCTTCACTTAAATCAGCATTAAAAGATACAATCTTATCGAGTAATTTTATTAAAAATAATTCTACATTATCCAAGATTGTAAATCGTGATAATCTTGATATGATTTTAAAGGCTAAAGCAATAAAAGATGATATTAAACAACAACTTCCAAAAGTTGATGATCGTAAGAATAAATTAGAAGAATTAAGAAAGAATATAGAAAGATATGATGATTCTGATTATTTAGAAAAAAGATTTTCTGAACTCACTGAAAAATTCTTATCTAAAGATAAATCTAAAGTTGATAAATTGGTTACAACTTTACCAGAAACTTTAGAATCAAGAGTAAAGAAAATTGTAGACGAAAATCCTGATATTAAGAAGAATATTCAAATGGATAATCAAAGTATTCAACTATTGACACAAATATCATCACTATTACAACAAGTAGTTGGCAATACAGGAGCATCAAACGATATACTTGGAAAAATTAATTCAAAAGATTTTAAACCTGTATTAGAATTTCCACAGGAATTAAATAAAGGAAGAGTAAATAATACAAATCGAAATTTAAATAATATACCAATTGATTTAACAAATAAATCATCATTAAGATCTATAACACATATGCTTACAGGAAGATAAAAAATAATATAATTGAGGAGTGTTTCAAAACACTCCTCAATTTTTCAATGATATATTCTAAATATAGTATGAATAGGTAAAAATATTGTACAATGTTTTTATAATTATATTATATGAAAAGGGAGACTGAATTATCATGAGATTATTAAATGCTGTAAAAATAGATGAGAGTGCATTCGATTTGAGTGCTGGTTATGGTACAATTGAAAGACAAGATTTTAATTGGACCTGGAACAAGAAATATATTCCACCATTAAATGAAGTTGAAATGGTTGGAGAATTTAGTGTTAATGAAAATGTAAGTCCAGAAGATTATAGAATCTATCATGCTGTTGGAGGGGATATTGATCAGTTTAAAAGTGTAAAAGCTTGGATAAATCATCCGGGTGGGGCAGAATTTCCATCTCCAGAAGGAAGTATTTGGAGAGAAGATGATATCAAGGAAGCTCTTAAAAATCATCGTTATGATTATAGAGTATTAAAGAAGCCAATTGAACTTAAGATGCCAATAATTAAACATTGTAATCCCGATGCAATAAGACCTCCTCTCATAGTTACAAAAGATTGGTATTGCGATAAATTAGAGAAACGAGTGATTGAGAATGCAAAGAATCATAAATTAGATCAAATTAACATAATGGAATTAATTATAGAAAGAGATGCAATTAAGGATAAACTTGGAATGTTAGACAGAAGAAAGCCAAAGGATGCTAAACGCATCCTTAAGCTTAATTGTCGTCTTCGAGATATTCGAACCCAAATTGAATGGCTAGAAGCAGCTTGTGGCAAGAAAGAAGAAGTTGACTATGGTTCTAAATTTGGTAGAGCTTGTAAACGTGTTAAAAATGTTGTAACTTCGGTATGTAAGACTGTAAAGAAAACAGTATCCAAAGTAGTCAAGAAAGTTGGAGATTTTTTTCAATTTGATGATAAAGATTGGGCTGTAATTGGCCAAATTGCCATTGTTGGATTAGTTGGTGTTGTAACGAAAAATTTTGGTAAAGTAGCATCATTAATATTTGGAAAAATTATTTAGTTTGAGCCATATCATATGATAGTGAACTGGCCAATCCTATCATTTCTTTAAATAAAGAATTTATTACAATATCATTGAATTTGTTTAAGTATAAATCTTTCTTCTCTAAATCAATAGTAAATACAGCATTCGTTGCATACATTGATGGAAGTAAAGCAAATGTACTATTTTCATCATTATGAATATTATCCTGTAATAATAATGAAATAACATTTAATGCAAATTGATTAGCTTCATTTATACGTGAATGATATGCTTCAATATCATTTGTAAGTTGTTGATATTCTTCTTCACTTAATTCTTCATCATCAAGATTTTTAAATCCATTGAAAGCTAATCCATTCTCGATAATATTTTGAATTGATGATCCATATGATATTGGTAATATATCAGAACTAAATGAATTTTCAATCATTTGCATATATTGCATTGGTAATTGAACAGCAAAATCAACTTTTAACTTTGAATCAATTAAACTAATTTGTCTGGTCCTTTGAGTCCAGAGGTCATTATCTAATCTATTAAATAGAGAGCATCCAAAATTTGCTCGTAAATGTGAATCATATTTTCTAAATCCGAGTTGACCAATTTTATATAATTTGGTATTTGAAGAAGAGATGGATAGTGGCACATATTTAATTAATTTTAATAATTGCTCGGATTTATCTGTATAGCGGACTATGGCAGTAGATCGAACGAACTTATATGCGATTGAACGTATGATAGAACTGTTTTCATTATTTATTTCATTTGAAAGTGTGTTCGGGTAATTCTCATTGAAGATGCGATAGAGGTCATCTAAATTTTCGAGTGTGCCAAGGAAGGCTCCAAATTCGATGGGAATTGCTACATCAAATCGTCGACATATCATTGGCAAGTATAGTCTAATCATTCCAGTTTGTACAATATCACTGTTGCCGCTCATTTGCAGGGCTAAGTTCACAAAGGATTGTGTAGCTCTGTTTGCCAAGGAGGATATTGGGATATCTCCTTCTAAATGAAAGTTCCCATCTTTATCCAAGTGAAATTTTCCACTAAATAGGGAGGAAAGATAATTATCATCAAATTCTTTAATAAATTCCTTCTCTTCAATTATTCGTAATTTATCTCTAAATAATTGTGTTAATCTAAACAATTCAAAAAAGTTAATATTAGAAAAAGTTACTGTGTAAGAAGTTTCATTATTAATCAAACTAATTAATTCTGGTTCTTCCAATAAATTTACTTTATTTGATATTGCCCATCTAAGAATATCATTGCATCCAGTTTCTTCAATATTTGTAATTTTCATTAATATTCGACCTCCACTAAAGATGATAAAAAACATGTTTTGTTAATGATATATTATTAATATATCAACATTTAAGTGAGTTTTTATTATTGGGAGGAAAGCAGACTAACATGCGAAATATTAATAAAAAAGATGAAGATTTTGAAGCTGAAATGAAAGATTTTGCAGATGCAATAGAATTATATATTGATGAGCTTGAAAATGTTATGATTATACCAAAAGATATTATGGATAAAGAAGGAGATAAAATTCTCGCAAATATAGAACTAGCAAAAAAGTTAGTTCGTAAAATTCGTAAAGGAAAACGAAACATATTCAAAGATCCTGATGAATGGGATTTTAGTTATTATGATGAAGAATATGAATATTAATAAAAGAAGGTGTGTTATAATTGGAAAGTGCTAATTTAAAAATTCATATTATTCCGAGTGATAGAAATTTATCAGCAATTTCTAATTTTGATACTTCACATGATGGATCAAAATTTTCGGATAAAACTTCAATCAATGTAAATAAAACATCTGAGGGATATTCAGTTATTTTCACAGACACAGTTTTTAAATATCTGGATATAAAACTATTTGTTGGAAATTTAATTAAAATATTCACATCTAAAGTTCCAAATACAATTTTTACAGTATCGATCCATTATCATTATACAACAATTGAATGTTCATATGATTATTTCGATAATGATACAGCTCGTAAAATTTATGAACTTCATGGAACTATGATGATGCTAGTATCTTCAAAACAAATGCAATATCTACGATATGTAGAATCAGAGACGTTGAATCAAATGTTTGACGATATCAATAATACTGAAGATGATGTAAATGATGGATCAGATGATCTAAAAATACTACAACATAAAACTCATATGAAGAATGATACTAAATCACGTAAATTTAATTTACAACAAGATGAAGAAGAATATGTAAAAAATTTATTAACCAAATATGGAGCTCTTGATACTTCTGATGAAGATGAAGATTATGAGGATGATGATCGAAAAATTAAAAAATCAAATAAAAAATATTATGGAAGATCTAGAGTCTTCAGTAATATGAAATCTCCAAAACAAACAATAAAGAAACATAATCTTTTAATTTCAAAATCAAATTCAGATATTAAGAAAGACATTAGAATTATTAAAGATTTTCTGAAGGACTTTATTCCAGGTAACGCAAGATGGAAAAAGAAATTCAGAAATGAAATTTTACAACGTTGGATAGCATCATATGTAATATCCAAAAAGAATATGAAAAAATTTGCAAAGATTTATAAGAATAAATTACATGATGATGAAGTTGATGAAAACGTATCAACATTAGCCACATTATTCAAATCATATCAAAATTCATAAAAGGAGCTAAATTAATATGGAAAAAAATAATGACGTAGCAACAATTATCACAACAGAAACTACTCCAGAAGAACCAGAGAAGAAAATATTAAAAAATTTCGATATTGATTCTTTTCAGAAATATGTTTTAGGTTATAAAAAGAATGGATCTCCAAGAGCTATATATGATGTATTCAGAGATTATCAAAAGATGAGAAAGAAGAAAAAGAAAAAATCTAAATCATCTGATGATGAATATGTTATGTATTTTCCATCTCTTTTAAAGGATAAATCTAAGAAAAAGAAGAAGAAAAAGAAATAATATTATTTGTCAAAAGAAAGCTGATTTAAATCAGCTTTCTTTATTTTTTGTAATCATTTTATTAAATAGGAGATGTGAAAATTTTATGATTAGAGGAGATAATCCAACTTTATTAAAAGTACAATATTTTAGACCTGATCGTAAACGAGGAATAAAAGAATGTTTTCATGTTATTTATCGAGATGATAATAATAGAATGAGATTTTCAAATGAGCCACCAGATGTTGATATTTATATAGTTAAACCAGAAAATCGTGATTTTAATTATATGAAACCACAAGAAAAAATTTCTCGTATGGAAAAATATACAGTTCCGTTAAGTAAAGTTCGTTATACTATAGCAGAACAAGCTGGAAAATTTGGAGAACAAATTTTACATGTTGCAGAACAAACAATGGATCCAAAAGTATTGGATAATTTATATAAATGGCCATATGCATATGGATGTGATTTTCTACCAGAATTCTATTTTATGAGAGATTGGTATTATAAATATAAATTAAGATCACCTAAATTGTATAAAGCATTTCTTGATATTGAGGTTGATCAGATCGATTATAAAATAGATATGGATAATCCAAGAGATTCTGCATGGGCACCAATTAACGTGATAACTGTTGGATTTGATGATCCAGCTGAAATGTATCAATTTATATTAAAACCACAAGAACCACATGGAGATCCTAATCTAGAATCTTTTAAAGAAAGATATAAATTATATGAAAAACAATTACATGAACATGAATATTTGATGTCAAATAAAGATGAATATATTAAATTATTACATTCAGAATTTGATAAAACATATGGTAGTATTGATTATAAGATAAACGATTATGAGAAAGAAATTGATTTGATTGCAGATGTTTTTAGATTGATAAATGATAAGAAACCTGATTTTTGTGATATATGGAATATGCGTTTCGACATTCCCTATATAATTGGTAGATGTGAACATCTAGGATTTGATCCAATATCAATTATTTGTCATCCTGATATAGAACCTAAACAATGTTATTTTGTAAAAGATACAAGATTCTTTGATCTCGAAAAACAATGGGATCAATTTTTCTGTTCATCATATACTCAATATGAATGTCAAATGAGAATTTATGCAAATATTAGAAAATCTGAGCATAAATTAAAATCTCATAAACTAAATGATGTTGCAGAAAAAGAATTAAAAGATAAAAAAGTTGAGTATGCTAGTTCAACTAATATTGTTAATTTTCCATATGTTGATTGGATGAAATTCTTATTATATAACTTAAAGGATGTTTTATTGATCAGACAGATAGAAAAACACACAAATGATTTATTAACATTCTATATGAGATCTCATAATAATCTTACTCCATATAATAAAATATTTAAAGAAACTCATTTACTTCGTTGCGTTAGAGAAATGTATTTTGAAAAAGAAGGATGGGTTCAATCAAATAACATTAATATATTAAAATTGAGAGATAAGAGAAGGGAAGATAGAGAATTTTATGGAGAAGATTATGAAGAAGAGACCAAGACATCATATAAAGGAGCCATCAATGCAGATCCTCTGATGAATGATAATGTTGGTGAAGTTGTCTTTGGTAGGAAAACGAATTATTTATTTAGAAATGCAATCGATTTTGACTTCTCATCATTTTATCCTTCAATTAAGATTGCGTGTAATCTGGATCCTGGTACATTATTATACAAAGCAAAATTTAATAATGAAGATTTCATTAGTGGAGAATTTTCAAATAAATCATTGAATCAAACATATACAGAAATAAACAAATATGGACAGGAAGTTCCAGTTGATATTACTGGAGAAGCTGTTAATTGTTTCTGTAGTAAAAATCCGTTAACATTTGGATATAATTATTTGAATTTGCCAGAAATTGATGAGTTGGTTGAAATTATTGAAAATAAATTGAATAATTAGTTTTTATAATAATCAATCAACATATGTTGATTGATTATTATAATTATTTATATTCTTGAGAGGAATAATTATGTATGAAAAAACTTAATGAAAAATATTATATCGTTTCATGTCAAAATGAAGATTGTGGAATAGAATTTACAATTAAACGAAGTACATATAATGAAAGAATTCGAAACAATACTCCAATGCTTTGTAAAGATTGTATGAAATTACATGTAAATAAAATACAGAGTAAAGTACAAAAAGAAGTTTGGGACAATAGATCAGAAAGTGATATAGATGAATGGAAAAAACTTAGACAAGATGGCATTGATCATATGTCACTAGAAGAAAAACAAATAGCTAGTATGAATAAAAGTAATGGACAAAAAAGAAGATATACTAATCCTAAAGAACGAGAAAAGATGAGGAAAAAAAGTAATAATTTTTATCATAATTTATCTTATGAAGATCATGTAAAACATGATTTAGAATATTGCAAAAATCATAATAATACAGCTCCAAAATTGTTGGAAAAATTTATCAAAGAATGTTTGGATAATATTTATGATAGTGAAGCTGATTTTATGAGATTATTATTAAAATATGATATTAAATTTTTATTTCAAATATATAATTTAACTTCACATCCAAATTTCAGAAAATTATTTCCTTATAATATTCAAACTGGTAGTGATTATGTTTGTCCATTTCACAGATGGGATTTTATGATAATAACTGAAAAAGAAAATATATTTGTCGATATTGATGGATCAATTCACGATCCTAAACAAACTAATTATTATAAAAAATGCTTAACTGGAAATTGTACATTATTATCAGATATAGAAAATTTTTATGATTCACAAAGAATTTATCAAACTGATAATTTACCAGCATACATTATTCAATGTTATGATAATAAATTGACTTTAAATAGTCCAGTTAGAAATATTTATAATAATACTAATATTTTTACAGTAGAAACTTTATTAAAATCTCTTTGATAAATAAATAATTATATATTCTTATACGTATAGATATACATAGGAGATGGTTTAAAATTGCCAAAATATCAAGATGATAAAATTATTAAACTAGAATCTGACATTGATAAAATTCGAAAGAAATTTAGAATGTACATCTCATACTCTGGGTCAGCAGCAGCATTGTCCACGTTTCGAGAAATGTTCGCAAATGGAATTGACGAATGTAAAAATCCTCGATCTCCTGGAAATAAAATTCATATTGAATTTGATGAGCAAACAGGATTTGTTTCAGTTGAAGATAATGGACGAGGAATTGATACTTCTTTGTTAGAAGAAATATTTACCACAATTAATATGGGATCTAATATTGATTCATCTGATAAGTCTGATATGAAAATAGATGTACTTGGTACAAATGGTGCTGGTACAGTAGCAATTTGTGGACTTGGAGAAGTTACAGAAATTATATCATATCGTGGACCTTCTGAAGGTGTTTGTAAAACATTGGTATTTGAAGAAGGTATTAAAGTATCAGAAGAAACAATGAAATGTTCAAAAGAAAAACATGGTTTATTCGTAAAATATAAACCATCACAAATTCTTGGCAAAGGAACTAAATTGATTTGGAACGATATTCATTCTGAATTGTTAAACTTCCAATATTTAAATGAAAACAAAATTAAAATTGATTCTCTATATATTGATAAATCTGGTAAACAATTTTCTGAAGTATATAAACCAATGCAATTTATTGATATATTGGATAGAAATGGTAAAGATGATATAATAAGCCAGAAATATTATATACCTATAGAATCAGATGATGTTGTGGAGGAATATGATAATGGGAATGTTGGACGTTTTATTAGGATGGATATTGTGTTTTGTTTCAGTAGTAATGTTAGTTCTCCTTATGCTATCTCTTTCAGTAATAGCAGTAATACTATTGATTTTGGAGATCATTTTGATGCCTGTGTTGAGGGGCTTTGTAGATTTCTTCAAACAGCATGTAAAAATTCCATGTCTGAAAAAGAAAGAGATAAATTAGATATCAAATGGGATGATGTTAAATCAGGACTATCTTTAGCTGTTTCATTACACAGTAATTTTGAAAAATTATATACTGGACAAACTAAACATAAATTGACTAATGAATATTTGAAAAAAGTATTTGTTAATTTATTTATGGAAGAATTGGAAAAATATTTTACAAAGAATCAATCTCAGTTACGAGAATTGATAAATATTGTAAAAACGAATGCAAGAGCAAGGCGTGAAAGTGATAAAGTTAAATCAGTGGTAATAAAAGGAAATCTAACAAAATGGTCTGCATATAAAATTAGGAATTATGATCCTTGTGCAAATACTAGACTGACCGACTATAAGGAACTCTATCTTATAGAAGGAGATAGACTTTGCTGTGTCTCCTAACTTAGTTAATTGCGAGAACGAACCTGCAAGTTCTAAATACTAAATTATATTAGTAATAATATAATGGATGTGTAACTCTATATGAATAATATAGTTATTTACATATGTATAGTAACAAGTTTAGAAATAAGGTCAACTACGCAGCTTAATTACTTCATATCACAATAAAAAATAAAGGATGTGATATGATTATGAAAAATAAAAATTTATATGATATTCCATATCATGCTAATTTTAAAATTGATAAATTATCAAATATTTATATATTAAATGATAATAATGATATTATAAATCAATTTTCAATATCTGATATAAAATTTATATATAATTTAGAAACATATTATATTTTAGAATTAAGTAATTTAGTATTCTATGGAATTAGAGATATTTCAAAATTTAAAGATCCAATTTTCATAAATGATTCTGAAATTAAAATTAATGATATAATTTTCAAGAAAATTCCAAATTTCTTAAATGGATATTATATATCAGATTCTGGAGCAGTATATTCTATATTCAGAAATAGACTTAGAAAAAGAAATATTGATAAAGATGGATATTGTAGAATTTCATTTCCCTTTCCTCATTATACAAATATTGCTATACATAGATTGGTATATAAAACTTGGATTGGTGAAATTCCGGAAAATTATGTTATTGATCATATTGATAATATTAAATGGAATAATAATTATCATAATTTACAAGCAATTAGTTCATTTGAAAATAGTAGAAAAGCTGCAGAAGATGGTTTGTATAAATCATCAATTCATTGGATAAAGGAAATGGTAATTGAAGCTTGCGAGTTAATGATGAAAAATATGGATATTAAAGATATTGCTGCTAAATTTAACATTTTTCCAGAAAATAAAACATTGTATAAAAATTTCCGTAATCAATTATATAATTTCCGAGTACATAAAAAATCATGGGTTGATATTACATCACAATATGATTTTACTCATTATGATGGAATTAAATCTTTGCATTTAAAATTTAGAGACAGTGAAATATTGGAAATGAGAAAATTATATCAAAATGGGATGTGTATGAAAGAAATTGCTAAATTATTTAATGCTAATTATAATAATCATTTTCGTAATTTAATACATGGAATTACTCATAAAAAATTATTTACATAAAGATATTGAAGTAATTAAGTTCAACGACTATCGAAAGCTAATATATTAGTTAGTAGAGTAAAGCCAAAGCTAATGTGGTAGGTATCTAAATGATATTAGTTTAGAATAATTCCTT